AACCCATACAGCAAGGTAGTACTTCACCAAACTAGAACCGAACGGGGGCTCTCACCCATTGACCACCCCCTGTATAAATCCCAGTAAAAATGGCCAGAAATTAATGGAGGTGAGAAACCATCCAATAATCACCCCCAATATAAATTTACTCACGAGCCCACATCCCAACGATAGCTTCTAATTCTCTATATGGATTGCTAGTATCTTCTTCTACAGCCTGTATGATCTTCTCTAATTCATTACATATAGTATTGACTAGTACCTGGCATGCTGTGATAACAGCCATTGGATTATCAGTAGCATTGGCTACCATCTGCATATAATCATACGCCTCCTCAATACTATCTCTAGAGGCAAACATGGGCTGTCTTAATGATTTAATTAATTCTTTCATTATACACGTTCTCCATACTGTATACAATCCATATCGGCCATTCTAGAGGCCTCCTCATATTGCTGCTCTCTCATTTCCATACTATCTAATTCCTGCTGGGCAAATGAGATAGCGTTCTTCAGGGTTTCGGCCTGAGAAGGACTATACCAGGCCAATGACTCACCAATGAGTTTTAAATCACTAGGGGGCAGAGAAAGCACTTTTTGCAACAAATCCTGCATCGTTACCATTATACAGACTCCTTCATGTCGATTTTTGACCATCCATAGTTTGCTACTACGTACGTCTCATCCGTATCGAGGTTATGAACAATGTCACCTACGGACAAGGAATGCATCGGCTGCACTCGATCAATCAGGGTTTCAAACTCACCACTAGGAGAATTGGAAATCAGAAAGACGTGGTCTAGGGAGTGGGCTTCAATTATCGCTACAAATTCGAACTGATCACTGATTTCTTGGACCTGATAGGCACTCATGAACGACAGATCCCGAGAATTCTCATTCTCAAAGGGAAGCTGGTAGATGGCGTATTTCGTGAACTTCATTGATATCTCCTTTTTATTCATCATACATCAATTATCTAATTCTTAGGAAATAAAATCAACTATCAAAAAACCACGAGGAGCCGTGGGGGTGGACCACGGCTAGCTGTGGGGTTTGATGATAGGAGATAGCTAGGCCGCGGTCCTGGAGATAAGAATAAGTCTTATTCGTAATAGGGTGCTTCTCCATAGCCGTGGTAACTATAGCTTTCGCCTTCCATCCACTCGCCCACTATGGAGATTCTCGTATTGCCAACGCCCGTTCGGTTAGACGGCATCTTTCGATGTGGTAGGTTTGGGCTACTACGTCACCGTAGTAGGTCTTTCTACCAGAACCACCCGTGGATTATCAGTCCACTTCCTTCATGCGGGTCACACTAGTTGGTGATGAGCCAACGAGTTTATGTAAGGGGCACTTCACATAGTCGTTTAAAAGTAGGCGCAATCCACAAATGGTCTCTCGCCACTTCCCCAAAAAAGCGTCATCTATAAGGGGCACACCGAGCGTCTCCCGACGAGTTGCTGTTGTTTAAGAGTAGGCGGATCACCGCCCCTCCCCCATCTAAATCTAATTACAGGCCAGCCTCAATCAGGGCTTTGGCTTTGGCGTAGTAGATTGAGGCATTGCCCTTGGTTACACCCATGGTGGTGGCAATGGCATTAATACAGGCCGGTTTATCATCTTTACCGGTGGCACCAACGATTCCAACGGCGGTTGAAAGCTTGCTACCCTCACGGGGGGCTTTCTTAAAGGTATACACGGCACCTTTGGCCTTTACTACATTTTGCTCAACATTCATTCTAGCAGCTCCTCTTTTCTTCTTCACAAGTGGTACTTCATTATCAATAGGAACGATCTTCTGACGATACACCCCGCCAAAGGTATAGATCGGATTCCCCTCGGCGTCTTTTTTACCGGTATCACTTGCCACGATATCGGCTAATTCCTGAGTCCGACGAAGACCTCTGGCTTTCAGGTCTTGGTCAAACTCATCTGTTGGCTTTAATACTTTAATCATAATATAATTGTAGGCTATTACTTAATTAAGATCAACGCGTTACGGAACGTGCGGCTTTGATACGAGCGATTTCCATATCCGTCCGCTCACGGTCTTTCCGAATACGGCGGGAAATCATAAAGCAATCAATAAAGGCAAACGATACAAAGCCCACAAACCACCCAATCAACAACACATTTAGAATCTCTAATAACCCCATCATTCAATCTCCTTATTCACTATACACTAATTATGACGGTTTACGGAATTAAAATCAACTGCGGAATCCCTGTTATCTCCGTACACTTTAGTAAGGTATACCCGGTATTGTTTTCTGGGAGGCATACGGGCATAAACGCGTCTCCCTATGCTAACTCTACCCCACACAAACACATTATCTCCAGGCTATTACTTTAATAAGAATAATTCTTATTTAAATATATATTAGATGGAATGGATAGAAATAGATCATCTAGGGTTCGCTCAAGACGTGGTAAGTAACAGTGACCATGGGCCAGTTACTTGGATGTATATTCGTGGACCGGTTGGTACTGTACGTGCTTATGATATAGGCTACATTACCAACGGCTACTACGAACAGTACCCCGAACGGTTGTGGGACTTATATCGTGATATAGTGGCTGTAATCAACGGACACTATCACTGCTGTTTGTCTGGAAGAGTTTGGAATTTTTGAAAAGCTCTCTGTTGCCACCACATCAACCACGGGCTTATATGGGCCATACACATTACTATCCACATTAACGGCATTTCTATACCATGATGTGAATAAAAATAACTTAATAATGCCCCTATAAAAAATACCGGTGCCGGGGCGAGACTAAAAAATATATTAAAATATCGCATCATAATTGTTTTCTTCTTTGTCATTTTAATAAGAATTATTCTTATTCTTATCTTCCTTTACCCAATACCCCCTACCTACCCCTATCACACACGACAATTTTGACCTCTCCTCTATATGTACTAGTGTCCAACTCTGTGTCTTTTCATTTACAAACATCACCACATTCACTCCATCCTGTTTATTGATACCTGTCCAATAAGGATATTCATTGAAGTTCTTTCCCATCACAATATTCAAAATATCCTGTAAAGGACCACACGTCATGGACAACATTGCCCCCTCCCACTGCCCATACGATTTTAATGGTAGAAGAAGTAAAAATAGCATTATTACGTGTTTCATTTTGTTATTTCCTTAGGTCGTGGGCATGGGGATGGCCTTCGGCCATAGAGTTAGTTATCGCCACGATTCTTCTCTCTTCTATTTATTTCTCAACCTTTCTATTTCATCAGCGGCCTCTTCCAAAAGATCGGCAATACGGTCTGGCTTTCCTTCCTTTACAGACTTGCGGGTTGGAATCTGTCTCCTAATCTCTGCTCGTTTGCGTAAACGGTATACTAAGTCTTCTTCGTTCATTGTTTACTTCTTTTCAACCTCTATCTCATCTAATATCATAATGGCTGAACAATTACAACACTCTATCTCCACTATTTTTTGATTAGGGGGTTGGGCCTTTGACATCAATATAATCCAATTACTTCCCCCACACATCGGGCACACGGCCACATACTGATAGGTTGGAAATTGGACCACATTACTCATGGGATTGTGTTATTTTCGTAGGTGAGTGTGTTTTCTTCCATCATCCAAAAACTCTCTACTGCTTTCCTGGCATGAGAGGCATCGATGTACAGACCAAGGACTCGTTCATGAATGTCATTGTATATTTTAGCAGTATATATGACGTTCTGAGTCCCAAGTCTATGGACACACCCTATGATCTTTCCATCCTTTTCATTGTAGAAATAAAAGGAAAAAAATTCCGTCTCACGCCATGCTTTCATTCCCACACTCTATGTTCTTCCGCCACCCACTCACATCCATCATGTTCCTGAATGAACCACTTTACATCATCCGGAACAGATACGATTTTAAGGTTGGCATATTGTCCATTGGCTTTTTTTTTGAGAGTCTTTACCACCTCAATAAGTTCGGGATCATCACGCTTTAAGTCTCGCTCTTCAAAAAGATTGTCTTCTCCGATGCAGTCTTTGTAGTATAGGGTAAAGTCAGAGGAGGTGTTGTGTTTAATAAACTTCCATTTTTTTAATTTAAATAAAAGTTCAGTTGCCTTTTCAGAAAGGCCAAAGCCGCCGTAGTCTGTATTGATGACTATTTTTTGCATTATTCTTCCTCACCAAAGTACCTTAATACCCGTTTGAGAGCTTTCTTTAATTTACGATCATACTCTTTATCATCTTCATGATACCACTCGGCAAACACTTTATGGTTTGTCTCTTTTTCGTAAATCATTTCAAGGTGGTGTTTAAGTGTGCACACTGTAATGCGATCGGAAGTCTCCCAATCCAATGTCACGTCATTGCCGGATACTTTCATCCCATCAAACCCTTTATCATCTGCATCAAAAGGCCAAGTAGAATACCTATACCCGGTATTAGCACAAATAGCATCCCTATCGCTGCTAAGATCGTCATTATCATGCTTGATACTTTCATTGTTCTTTTCCATGTCTATACTCACATCTAAAGTTAAATTTATAGGGGGAATGATAATATATCATCATTACGTAATTACAATCTCGGACATGCTTGAATTCATGTACATCAATTTTACCAGTTACAGTGTAGAAAATCAATACCCAGGACATAGTTATTATTGATTAAATATTTTACCGGAACGGGAGTAATAGTTAAGGGAAGGGTCATAATCTTTAAATTTCTCCCACCCCAAGTCTCCTTTGGCCGATCTTATACCTCTTGAATATTCTCCAAAGTGATTGATCATTATCTCTCCCTCCAATGTTTTCAGAAGCCCTACAGAAGAATTATTCTTTTTAAACATAAAATTGGCGATAGAAGCTTCACTTGGATAACCTTCGTGTTTGGATCTATCAAACTCTTTAGCAATCCATGCCGGGTAAAGGCTTGCCATCATCCAGAAGTAAGGGTTATTTCTTTCTATTCTATACTGATTCCAAATTTGATCGTGCTCACTTGGCCCAATAGGTTCAGTTTCAAACTCATACCAGTTGTCTCTTCTCAATTGAACCTGACTTATATTAGGATTTTCTTTGAGTATGGCGATGAGGTCAATAAAGCGTACCCGGTAAAGTAATTGCACATCATCTTCTTGATGCCATATGTAATCAAAATCATATCTCTTCACAAAGTCAAAAAGTTCCTGCCAGGTTTTAGTAATACCGACGTTGCGTTTATGCAGCACAACATGCTCGTAACCATATTTTCTTACGAGCTTTTCTATTTGAAAATCATTTCGATCGGTAGGATAATCATCAAAAAATATCTTTGTTACTTCACATCCTGAGGAGTCAAGTAAGATTTGACTATTGAGCGTTTTAGTGAGGTATTCAATTCTATTAGTTGAAAATATCGCCTGGCATACTTTATACGTCATACTCGCTTTTCTGTATCAAAGAAAAACGTTTGAAAGAGTCTTCCGTTATTAATATTGTCTCCAAAGTAATCAAGACTGGCATGAAAAAGATCGCCTCGGTAAATTACCAAACGGTTATACTTGTTACCAATCCTATCTACCATCTCCCACTTTGTTATATCAAGACCGCTATACTTATTCTCTTTATTGATATCAATACTCTCACCAGTCTCTTTATATCTAAACAGCCCGGTTCCTCCTGAGAGAGGAGGATCAGGAGATAGGTAACAAACTCCTGCCCACATATTGAACGGATCACTATGAATCCAAGTTCTATCTTTAGCTGTGGTTATTTGAAATGCCCCGCAGTAGCCAGAATCTTCACTTGATCCAAACGTGTTTGTAATTTTGCCGGCAAAGGACATAACGTGCTCTATTGATTCTTTTATTTGATCGGTAAAGAAGGGCTTAGTTCTAAGCCCGGGGTAATTACCCTCAACGTCAAACTTTTGTTCTAAGGCAAACTCTCTTACCTTATCAGGGTATGCATAAAAGTTATCAATTATAATACATGTAACATCAAAGCTCATATGTAACTCTTTCTTACTAAGCTGCAATTAACATGTACTTAGCAAGCTTTCTCCAATTACCCGACCCGTTATCGTTAGCACGGATCTTGGCGGTAGAGATAAGCGAACGAAGAGATACTTCCTTTGCTTGACCCTTAAACTCATCGATCACAGCTAGAGCATCTACTTTGAACTCATAAGGCACTAGCGGGAGAAACTCATCCATCTGCATAATGGTACGCATACGCTGGATTTTTTGCTCCAGAGTCATTGACACATCCATACACATCGAACGAGTACGCAGGGCTTGATCCAGGCGCTCAGGTGACATGTTAGAGATAAAGATAATGCCACCCTTGAACTGGAACAGCCGGGGTAATTGATCATCACGCATCTCAGCATTCCAGGTGATGAATCGTTTATCAAACGAGTCAAGAGCACCCTTGAGGAGGTTTAATGCATCAGGATCTTTGAGAACGGAATCACAGTCATCAAACACAACTACCGAGTTACGATTTTCATAAAGCACTCGATAGAGAGCCTTAGCGGTAGAATAGCCTTTGATAACCGTAAACATCTTATCGGTCATCGTGATAGCACCGATGTCAGACTCGGACAAAAACTCAGTCATGTCCTGGAGCCCGGACTCTTTGAGAGCTTTCACTACGGAGTAGGTCTTACCTAGACCTCCGTCACCGGTAATGATAGCAGAGGGAGTCTTGCGACTGGCAACCATCTTAACGATATCGGTTACAAAGTCAAAGCGTTGGTCGATAGGGAACTCATCGTTAAGCTTGTTGTTAACTTCGGCAACCTTCGCCTCAGCTTCGTAGTACTCAGCCATCTTGCGCTCGGCGTAGTACTTAGAGGAAGTCTTAACAACAACCTTACCATTGAACTTACCAATCCATTTACCGTTAACGCACTCGAGTGACTTCTGCATTGCAATCTCCTTATTCATCATAATTCTTATTGTACAACAGGGGGGAAAAAATGTCAACTAAATTTCCCCTTTAAAATCAATAAGTTACAAGTATCTTACTAAAATGCTCAGGTATCCACGAGGAGCCGTGGTCTTTATCCACAGCTAGCTGTGGGTCTAGTTAAGAATGATTCTTATTTAGATAAGTGATGGGTCTATCATTGGACGGGGAGAGGCCAGGATAATTTCCCAGGGAAATAATTCGTGCTCTGAAGCCGCATCAATTGCTGCAATATATGCATCCCATTTTGCTATCTGCTTAGGAGTTAAATCCTCAAGATAAAGCTGTTTGGTATTAATTGCATTTTGTTTAATTTCATTAAGTTGTAATAACATTTTAGGTCTTAACTTATTCGCTTCTTCTACTTTACTATTGCTTAATTCCTGCTCAGTCAAAACCGCTATTACTCCATTTGCAGATAGGTCCGCATCATCATTACAACTTACGAAATAATAGTCCTGTCCATCGCTAGTAATAGGCCAGTCACCTTTATTTGCAAAAAGAACTTTTATTCCATTCAATTCTGGAAGCATGGGTCCATTCCTGCAGGGAGCTTCATTTGACGGAATTTTTGTAATAGAATCTATAAATCTTACTTTTGCATATTTCATTTTTTTTTCCTTAAATCGATACATTTCTAAATGGTCTTACTGAAGCAGAGGAGTTTCTCGTTAAAAAAACTTGTTGAGGCATACCTGTTATAGTCGCCGCGTCAGGATTGCTTGATAATCTAATTGCGTGAGCATTGGTCGAAGTTGATCCAGCAGGGCCTCCATAATTAGAAGACCAATAATAAGAACCGGTTAATTCCTGCCCATTTGGAAGTAAAGACGCAGCAGCATGAAGTAAAATTAATTCATGTATAGATGGTAAATACCAATCACTGAAACCATTATGAGTAAGATTCCAGCAATAGGAAGCTGCTCCATATGTTCTATTATTTTGGCTTGCATCATTAACTAAATTTTCAGTATTATTATAGCCATCCATTCCTGTTCTTAAAATAATTTCAGTACTCATTTCTCCCCACGTGGAAGTTGTTTCAACAGAAGAACTTGCTACTATTAAATGACGAGCAAAACCAAGAGTAAATAAGCTTCCAACATAATATCCTCCCCCATAACTTGTCCCGACAGAAGAAGGGGGAAGATATACTGGTTTAGTAGTTTGAGTTAAACCAGAAGAAAATTGTAGACCTGTAGATGATAGAGTTATAGCTGGCACTAGATTGCAACCCTTCTAAATGGTCTCACATAATAAAAAGTTGTTGTAAAATAAGAATCAGATCCGAAAATCGAAGAGTAGCTTATAAAACCATCAGGGGAATAGATTATAGAGGGAGCATTAATTCTCGCAGAACTAGATGTGCAATAATATTGCCACCCAAAAAAGGGTGTAGATGTTCCTTGAAAAAATTTAGTTCCAAATAATTTTTGAAAATCCCCTAAAGCTACTTTATTATAAACTGCAAGAAGAAGTTCCATAGTAGATGGTAAATACCAATCACTATAACCACCATGTACTAAATCAGCACAGTATTGAGCGGCCGGGCTATTAGCATCACTCGTCCAATAGGTGTAAGTGTTTTTATATCCGTCAATGGGGCTGAGATTTGCTCCTCCTGGAACCCCGGGGGAACTTACAGATCTAAATTTTGCTTGTGTCTGAACAGAAAGAGGAGAAACAACTAAGTAATATGGGTACCCTAAATGATAATATGATCCGACATAAAATCCTCCTTCGAAAGAACTTCCTATAGACACTGGATGGGCAAACCCTGCCGTTGTTTGAACAGATGCATCCGGGTAAGCTAGTCCTGCATTTTCTAAAGAAGTAGCCATTAACTTATTAATACCCTTCTAAAGGGTCTAACATAGTGAGCAAAATTATTATTAAATGGATCTACATACCAGTAGTTTCCCGCTAAGAAATATAACCATGCTAGTTCGCTTGTAGAAGCCCAGTAAGGGTTGGATGTCCAATAATATACAAAAGTTGAGAGGTTTTCTGGTATTTCAGCTGAAGGAAGAAAGCTTCTTGCAGAATATAAAAGTTCTATCTCTTTTTTCGAAGGAAGGTACCAATCAGTATACCCATTGAGAGAGAGATTCCAGCAGTACATAGCTGCTTGATAATCAATAACGTAATTAAAATCATTTGTTGCGCCATGTCTATTTGCAAGTGCCTCAGTGTTAGAATATCCATCTATTAAACTATTAGCATCACTCCAGGTAAGGGGGGAATTCCAGCCGAAATTAGAAGATGAAGTAGTAGCGTATGTATTGAATCTAACGGTGCTTGAGGTAGCTGAACTAGGAGCTACAATTAACCAATAGGGATATCCTGTCTCCCACAAAGAACCAACATAATATCCTCCCCCGTAGCTTGTTCCTATTGATACTGGATGATAGAAATAATCTTTACCGCGCTGGGTAGTATTATCTGGAAATTTTATTCCGTCTGTTTCTAGTGATGTTGGCATCTAGATTAATCAAATAAAGATAATTGTTTTTTTTCTTCTACAATATTTATTTGTTCCTCAAGAATAATTTCAACTAAACGGTTAAGAGTAATATCTCTTTTGTGAGCTTCTCGAAATAATAAAAGCTCTTCCTCCTCCGTTAAGTTAAGAACAACGTCACTTTTGCTTGTGCTCATCCATAGCCTTTTTTTCAACCATAATTTCGGCTCTTCGATCTTTTAACGCTTTGGAGAGAAGTTGAAGTGCTTTACGAGCCTTAGGGGCAGCTGACTTAATTTTGTTCACTGTAAAGCGCTCGTTTTCTTTTTGATAAACTTCAAAAAGCTCTTTAATTAATTCATTATTACTTTTGGACATAATTTTCCTTTCTTCAACACAAACATTAATTATAATTATTTAGGCATTTTCAAAATACTCTTTTTCACGCATACATTCGTTGAGACTGCTCCATGCCTCTTCAAATGTTTTAATCTTCTTACCATAGTAACGCCCGGTAAGGACGTCATAAGAGATATAAATGGAGTAAGTGCCGTCGTTCTCTAAAGTAATTTGATAGGAATGATCAAGCTCGCCATCCATGTATTGATTATCTACATCTACGACAACAACGCTCATTTAGTTTCTCCTTCTGGTAACCACATACGCATATGCTCTAAAGCAAAGTCAACATCCCTTTCAGGATAGCCTTTACTTAATAAAAAATCTCTCATGTCCCCGTCCGCTGATTCGTTATAGAGACAGGGAAACCCATATTTCCATCCCGAAGGAGGGTCAATCATCATTGCGCTCATATTCCTTAATCTTATCTAGTGATTTTTCTAAAAGTAATTTAAGTTCTTTAACTCCGCCCTCGTCAATAGGAGTACCAAAACGCTTTGATGAGTCGAGGTACTGAATCCATTTTTCGAGATTGGAAAGTAAAGAGCCTTTTAACAAGCTTTCGTAAAGAGCATCTGAACCAGACATTTAAGACCCAAGCCAAACTTCGTAAGTGTTTTCTTTTCCTTTCACCGGGCTAAAATTTTCAATAAAAACATGATTACCAAACCCTTTTCTTCCGTCTTCGTCTTCGGTCTTGTCGGCCAACATTTCTACCGCCTGCCACAATTCTAACCATCTTGCTTTGCCGCCATGGCCTTCTACCGTTACGGACTGTTTTGAATCCCACGGAGCCTCTAAAATAGCACCAGCTGGAACGTTAGAGGTATCAAGAAAGGATTCAATATCATAAATCGACCATCGAGTGTACTTAAATTCAAACTCTTTTTTGTAAAGATCGGCCATGCGGTTAATTTCGTTTTCGTGGTCGTCTTTTATCTTCATCAATTCATCACGCACCGGTTCAAGATACCGTCGCACCTCGCTAGCTCTCTTAACCATATCGCTATCTTCTTTAAACATTTCCGATACAGTACGATCAAGCCAATACAGACTGCACATTGCATTATGAATACTAGAAATCTGTTTATCAGTAATAGTAAAGTTAACCATTTAGTCTCTCACTAAGTCAAATTTATCGCCAAGGTATAAGTCAAACGTCTTAAGGAGGTGTTCGTAGTCACCAGATCTCATTTGGTTAACAATGTCCTCTCCTAAATCGGCATGACCAGCCCTTCTATACATCGACCTCACAATTCCCATCAAGTAGAAGGCATTACCTTGAGGGCCGTTAAGGTTAATTACAACCTTCTCATTCTTTCTAGATTTACGAATTGCCATTTTCTGCTCCTATAGAAACAAACACATCAAAGTTAAAACTACTAATCACACCTTTTTCAAAATCATAATCATCAAGAATGAATCCTGGAGAGCATGGGCATGTGCAGCCGGCATACTGACTCCAGCGCATTTTCTTAACTGTAATGCCTTGCTCTTTAAGTGCTGACTTTGCAACCGCTCTGTATTCTTTCGTAGGACGATTGCGGCGATTAAAAAGGTTATCGATCAAGGACTCTTCTCTAAGAGAAACATACACTCTAGGGGCCTTATTAAACTCCCGGTACCTTGTTCGATTATTTTTTTGACGGTAAATAATTTTAGAATCAGTAGGAATATTGCTCACATTAATCTCCTTATCATATTGTAATTATGATATTTTACGGAAATTAAATCAACTACATTACAACACTTGTAAATGTTACGGTAGGATATAATTCATCATATATTGATTGATAATAAAGATTTAATTGTTCCTCAGAAACTAAATCTCTAAACCATATTTCAAAAACTTCTCTATTTATTTCTTCATTTTTTCTAGTTAGTTTAGCAACGCTACTTGACGGAACATAATCGGCAGGAATTTTTACTCTATACGTCCTAGTTACTCCCGGAATATAATTTCCATCTTCATCTTTAGGACCTTTTGCTGATATCATAAAACTAAACTCACATATTTTTTTAGTATTAATATCGCGCCCATAAAGAACAAACAAATGTGAAGGAATAAATTCCTTTTCAAATTTCATAATAACCTCTTTTATTTTTCAGAAAACTTTTTAAATCCTTTGACAGCTTTCTTTTCTTTGGATGCTGCCATTTTAGCAAGATGTTTTGCTCGTGACATAGCGGTATGCTTAGCCCCAGACTTATCAGTAACCGTACCTTGTGTTTTTTTACCTCCTTCAAAAGGAGGTTTAATTATTTCATATGTGGTTGGGTGAATTTTAGCGCCTGTCATATCCTCGCCCTCGGCATCTCTACGATCTATCTCTCTTTGAGCTGCATCCATATTATGTTGATGTGCTTTATTTTTAAGCATTTTTTGATCTTCTTCTGAAACAGGAGGCACTTTAGATCTTTGTTTATCTAAAGGGTCAGATCTTAACATAGGTCCCCCTGAACCATCTCTATCAGCATCTCCGCGCTTTAATTTACCATCTTTAGTAAAATGAAAACCTTTAGGGGCTGATTTAGTTTCAAACATTTCTTGATCTTCTTTTTGAATAGGAGGCATAGGTTTACCGCTTTTCATTTGTTTTAGAGTAGCCATTAAATGCCCTTTACCTCTTTTGTATTTCATACTTGAAGGTGTAGCAGGATTGTCTACCTGAGCGCCAGCTTTTTGTTTATAGCGTTGTAAGAGTTCGTTTGAAATTTCATCTACTTTCTCTACTTCTTCAGTAGAGAGACCAAGTTTAGATGATCTTTCATAATCTTTTCTCATAGCATCTTGGGATACCTTTTTAGTAGCCCGCTCAATACCTTTTTTAGTTTGAGGAGTATGATCTCTATATCCTTTTGTGTCGTAAGTTTTATGGAGATAGCTCATAGCGGTATTAGCCGAGATTTCATTTACACTTTCTTTTGCTTCTACGACACCAATATAGTTAGAATCATGGACTTTGTAGCCCTGTTTTTTAAAATGATGCTTGGCTAGTTCCTGGGCATGCTTTTCATCTTTAGCGTAGAGACGGATTTTCTTTTCCATTTTTTCCCCTTGCTTAGAAACCATGCTATGCAGAGGGTCAGAAATAGTCACTGACACTCTATGTTTGAGTTCTGGTTCTGTGGATTCCGCTCTTGACACTATAGCTTTAGAAAAGCTTTTATTAAACTTAGAAAATCTAGTCATAGTACCCCCATATGGATACTGTATTTATTAAAGGTAAAAAATAGAGCAGGAAACAACTGCTCCTAATAAAAGCCCTAAAAAAGTGCACCAAAGAATTTGATATATTTTTAGTTCAGGAGAAGAAAATCTAAGAGGACAGTTTCTCCCCTCATTACAATTATGATTACAGCACTTTACTGAAGAGTTATTGATTTCCATTTATTTTTTCCTGCTTGTTCTATAATGTTAAAAAACTCATCTATTTCTTCTTTTGAGCAAAATTCTAATGGAAGTTCTCCATGAACTACTTTCCAAATGCGTTCAATATCACGATCCTCTAACCAGGTATCAAACATTTTTACTTTTGACCTGTTCAATGTGTTTACACGTTCCATGATACTTGTATCCGACACATGTACATTTATATTTTCCTTCTTTGCTAGTAACGTAATAAATGCTTCCTTTTGATCCTTTAACTTCTATTCTAGAAGGATCCTCTTCTTGTATACGTTCTAGTATTTCAAATTTTCTCCCCTTAGTGCTAATAGCCATAGGGTTTTTAAATATGTGTAAATTTAAGTCACGATTGCGAACATATGCATATGCCTTAGTCATAGCATCGTTGAAAAGATAGACATGATTACAGTCAAATGTCTCATTCCATACAGTTACTTCTTTAGCAATGAGCAAGATCAGCCTCTCGATAGATTGCCCATACCTCCTCTACAGATACATCATACTCTTGGGCGATCTCAATAAAAACCTCTCGCATCTCATCCCGAGATTCGAATCCTTTTGCTACCTCCACAGCGATAGCTTCTTCAATATCAATAGCAACCGATTTAAAATATCCCATTATACAGTTTCCTTAACAAATTCTTCGTACGATGCTCTAACGGCTGGGTAATCAATCTTACCCTCATAGTCCAGCTGATCACGCTCGAACTGAGTCATGTAATCGTCGCTGACCTTGTCAAAGCCAATCACCGAGCGCTCAAAGAACGGATTGTTCTCCGAGATAGCCTCACAAACATTGTTTGCCATCTCCTCCGTCCATTCTGGAGCCTCGATGATAAAGTCTTCCCCGCCCTTGGCCTTCCAATAAGGATCGGTATCGGTTCCGTAGTTTTCGTAGTCTTGGGTATAAAAGCAGATCTTCATATCATTCTCCTATTCATCATACATCTATTATGACTGAAGCGGAAAATTAGATCAACTGGTAAAAACCACAGCTAGCTGTGGTTTATTGATTACCGTACTAAAGAGATACGGTATTTTTAACGTTTTGGAGGGGGTGAGATAGGGGGTTTAGGTAGTTGAGGTAGAGTTTTCCAGTATTCTATCCATCGACCATATTCATCAATTCGTTTTTCTAACTCATCATCTTTTTTTCTCACTTCATTAAGAAGAAGGCGATTTTCAGCCATTTTTTCATTCATCTTGTCAATTTTTTGATCCATGTAAAGAGTGCGCTGGTCAACCATATCAATTCTATTTTTAAAGTATTCAATATCCTGCCCCCTGCTTGTTAGGAAAGCAATAAGAATAAGAATAGTAAAAAAAGAAAAAAGCAGAATGGTAATAATTACTTGACTGCGATCGGATTCGTTAAGATTTTTCCAGAGTTTCATTTACATATTTATTTTTTTTAATACATACATTATAACCTATTACTTTAAAAATTACCACTATGTTTAGAATTTTTCTAATTGAAAAAAAACTTATTGTTTACGATAAATCAGAAAAAGAATTTCGTGAAAAGTACGGAACAAATTACGAACAGATTTTTTCCGTTAAGGATCAAGATAACATTGATTCAGCATGCGAAAAATTATTTAAGCAATACAACGCACAAGAAGTCGTAAAAGACTGCCACATTAAGAAAAAGATTGGATGGAAGTACTGGTCTGATGAAATGAAAAAGCAAATTAGTAATAATATTTCTTTTGCATTAAAAAGATATGTTCGAACTAAAGAACATTCAGAAAGTATTTCAAAATATAGAAAAGGAAAGTCTATTTTTGAAGGGCAAAAACACTCCGAGCATACAAAAAAACTAATTGCATTTGCAAGAAAAGGTAGAGATCCTATTCAAGGAAGACGATGGATGCACAATCCTATTACTGGTAAAGAAAGAAGGGGATTTGAATTAGAAGAAGGAATGATTTGGGGAAGATCGCCTGAAGCAGCTGAATATATTCTATATACAAAAAATAAAAAAAATTAATATCCCCCGCCGCCGGAAGCTACGTTAAGTCTTCTATAGTTTACCCAGTGGTAAAAACTAGATGACCAATTTTGTCCTTGATAAGAAGCGGTATAATTAACTTGTATTACGCTTGCAGCGTATGGAGTACCGGTGTTTACATAATCTACATCATAGCTTGACGGATTAATTCCAGATTGACCTGCAAACCTATTTCTTATATACACTCCTCCAATATCAAAAGTAACTACTTCTAGGGCTTGTGGGCCTCCTAAAGCAGAATTAGGATTATAATATGGAAAAACGGAACCGGATAATATATTAACTTGCGGATCTTTTACAAAAGGAATATAAAAAGTTTGAGTTTGATTATCATCTAGAATTGTAGCAGTTCTATTAAACCACAATCGAGGATTAAAAAACCCACAAAACCCTTTAGGGCCGGAAGAATATCCGGTAACATTTACTTTTATATCATATGCCCCCGAATTAGGTTCACCAGAGTCTTCAGCCATAACTGCGCCATGGCCTGGATTAAATTGAGCATTTCCAGGGTAGGAAGGAATTTTTGTAAGCTCAACCCTCCTAGAGCTGCCAGGGCTGTAAGATATGGATCCGTTTGTATCACAAGAAAAAACACCCGGAACATTTCCTTGATTAAGAATCCAATAATAACCATCGTGTCCAAAAGGCTCTAGCCCAGATGGAAAATTTACATTATAAAAATTAATTACAGGAGCTCCTCCGGCAGTAGCATTATAAATTCTATGCGAAAAATCTTGTATACTGAATGTCCATTCAAGCAATCTGTCATTATTTGGCACATTCAGGTGAAACAGGTTAACCGGGGAGGTGTAATAAGGAACTGATCTAGCGGATTTTGTTCCGTAATATGCACTAAATTTACCTGAACTACCAGCCTCTCCAGAAGCTCTAATCCAACTCATAGAGGTGCTTTGAGAGGTGATTTTACCGTACTCCCATCCAAGGTCACTATTGAGTTTTAATGAGCCAGAGCTTTTTACAGGCATATTATTTTTTAAAAAAATTAGTTAAGTTTATTTATCAAGTCAAAAAAAGAAAAATAAACAAATAAAAATAGGTTAACTATTTGATCAAATAATAATGCTATCATTGCGGCTTTGGTATGTTAGGAGGAGGAGGCATTCCATTTAATGGAGGAGGGGGTGGGGCGATGTTAGGAGGTGGAGGAGGAGCAGTGCCTACAACTGGTTGAGGCATTACTGAAGACTGAGACAGTCCCATTGAAGGCATGGCAGGAGAAAAAGGTCTCGGTGTAAAAGAAGAAGATAGCCCTGTCGAAGTGCTAGTAGGATTTGGAGAGACTGGAGTAGGTCTAGTAGCTGCTTCGATTGCTTTCATTTTAGCTTCTTTATCACCTTTATCAGCTAACATTATACCAGAAAGAATTCCAGTTAAAAATGTAGAGATAGGAATAAGCATTTCAAAGAACTTTTGATCGATAGGTGAAATTGCATTAAGAGGCTGCGTAACAAAGATAATAGAATATAAAACAACAAACACAATACCCGTTAAAGTGAGTGACAAGCAAACACCAATAAAAAATTTTAATCGAGCCATCAATTGATCTTCAGTATACATAAAGGGCTCCTGTGTCTCTTCTTTAGATTCTTTTTTTAATAGATTTAAGTTCATTTGCAATTACCTATACTTGGTGCTGTAGGAGAAGTTGTTGGAGTGTTTTCAGAAGGAGGTCCTAATCTTGGATCTCTACCACCTTTAAATACATGCTCTGGACAAGATCTAGTCACATCACAAAGAGGTTTTTTACAAATATCTGATTCCCAGTTAGCTGGGTCTTGGCAAGGGTATCTAAACCTATCTCCACCAAAGGCTGCTAAGCCGATTGGCAGTAGGACTAAGAATCCTAAAAACCAAAAAAGTTTTTTATCGTTCATCTTTTTGACATCCAAGTTGAAATACCAACATAAGCACCTGTAATTCCTCCGAGGGAAATCCAATAGAGGTCTAACATGGCACCTAGTTTTTGTAATCTTGCTTCGGGAATAAGGAACATAAGAGCAAAGCCAGAAATAATCATTGCTACAAGAGATACCCAAGCCATTCTTCTTCTGTTTATAGCTTTCTTTTCATATATCTCTTCTTCTTTAGAAGAAACTATACCATCTTGATTTATATCAATCTCTTCTTCAAACTTTAAGCCAGATTGAGTAGGGAACAATGGTGCATCAGGCACTCAATTCACCTCTTTCAATTAATTTTTTCTTATTATACTTGTGGCTTTCTTGTACGAGCTCCTTACTTTCACCTTGATAAAGGACAGCATAGTTATTATCAATCATCCATTGGTTAAGGCTTACACCATCCTCTAAAACAAATACGCCAAGTATACGACCAAATTTATCATCGTTACTATTTGCCTTCATTGTTTGGATTTTTTGCCAAGAACCAATAGGCAATTTTTCCTGAACTTTCTTTTTAGATAAAAGTCCACGAACTTTTTCTTCTTCGTTAGCAGTTCTTGATTCAGGGGTATCGACACCAGCCATCCTTACACGCTGATTAGCAAGGATTATGTTAAATCCTAGATCTAAATCTATATCGACAGTATCTCCGTCAAGCACTTTAATAATTTTACATCTATACAAATACATAATACCTCCACTTTTCAGTATTTATGTTATTTTTGATGCTCGAGCCAAATCAGAAAGAGTGATGACGCTATACTAATTATAGCGAATAATTGAGCTGGGCGCATTATTTGTAAAGCTTAAAAGCAAATGTAATTAATGCAGCTGCACCTAAGCACCACCAAAACAAATCATTCATTTTGTTACGTAATTCGTCGGCTACTTTTTTATCTTGCTTTTCTATTTCTAACATTCTTTGTTTTGTTGCCTGGATTTTTTCCCAAGCACCTTTCCCGTAAGTTTTTTCTACTTCTTGCTTAACATTCTCTAAATTTTTTGCACGTTTTTCTTCTGCAATCCATTCATCCAATGCTCGCTGATCCAACTCACGATCGTGATATCTTGCTTCTCTTCTTTCCTTTAAAACATTATTTTGATATTGTCTAATTTGTCTTTCATTTTGTTGCTGCATCTCAACAATCATTCTACCTAATTCTTCACCAGCATCTTTAGCCTCTTTAATAGTGTTAACAGCAAGCTTAGCTACACTAGGTGGTTTTTGTTCGGGCATTTTTCGAATTATATGTGGTTTGTGCTAGCACACAACCATAGAATAAAAACATGACGAAGAAGACTATTAAAGGCTTCTTCATATTGTTCCTTTAGGTTAAAAAGCGCCAAAAATGACGCTATTTTATTTATCTAGAATTGTGTCCAGAAGTTGACAAAATCATTTGCTTTTACTTCGTCAGTAAAAAACCCAACTACTAACTCTTCTGATTCAATGTTCATCATTAGAACACAAATAGTATCAGCATTTGATATAGATGCTTTTATAAACCAGTTTTTTAAAAGCACTGTGTTGAAAGAAAACAGCTCAAAGCCGCTTTCCGTTTTAAGAGTTGTAAGGTCAAGTTTCCTTACTTTTTGATTAGATTTATCCATCAAAACAAAACAGAATCTAAAAACTTTTCATCTATTATGCTTGAGTTTAAAATGAACCTGCTATAAAGTCCTTTTTCGCGTCCGTATGCTTCTATTTCCCATGGAAGGTCCCAGTAATCAACGCGCTGCTCGTTAATTTCTCTTCCTTTCCATTTAGTTGTAATTGCATACACAGCCCCGTCCCTCATTTCACCTGTAGCAAATTGCTTAACGTGAACGCACTCATGTGCCAAATATGTTAAAGTATCTCTGACCGATAGACCTTTTTTTACTTCTATTTCAAACTCTCTATATCCCTCATTTTTTCCCACGTAATTGCAAAAGGCTTCAAAATCTTCATCATCATCTAACCGCTTTTTCATTAAAACTTTTATATCAAGAGAATTGCACATTCTCTTGGACATAAGTTTAGCGCAGTAGAATTCTACAGCACTAGAAATTAATTTTTTGTATCGAGTTGATCGATGTCCGGTAACCTCGATTTGCATAATTGCACCCTTAGGATACCAATATTTATGGGTTTTTGTATATTCATCCATTACGAAAAATCAGAAAATAAATCCTTGTTGAACTTACGTTCAGTACTTATTCTCTTACCGCTTTCGGAACTATCGAAAGCGGGTTTATCATCAGAAATATCATCTTGTGCGCGCTGTTCTACATCATAGAGCTTCATTTTCGCCCTATCTATACCTATTACGAACTTTCGATAAGCCGTTGGGTCGTTATACCTGTTTTTTAGTTGTTTAACCATGATCTGCCCAAGCGTCTCCAGTTCTTCAGAGGATATTAATGCGAACATAAAGTCAGCAGTTGCAGGTAATCCAAACGATTCTGATGTGTCTTCGAGACCTAGATCTGTATTCGTGTAGCCAGAGCGAGTCGTCTGAGTAGCCGTAACAATTGGAACGTTATGCTCAACAGCTAACCCTCTTAACTCTTCAGCAATCGATTTAATATAGGAATATGAATTAACGTTAGAACCAAATTTAAGTCTAGATGATATACAAATATTCAGATAATCAATATAAATGATATCCGGTACAAAATTACGCTTCAGGCTGAGTTCATTAAGAAGATGTCTAAAATGATTTGCACCAGCGGCCGCTGTGGGATACTCCTTGATAACCAGTTTTCCAGTAGTTTTATCTTTTACTCTGTTAACCTTTTTTTCATAAGCATCTTTAGGAAGTACCGTCAGTTCATCTATCTGAACATTAAGAAGATTAGCATCGATACGCTCAGCAATCTTCTCCTCAGACATTTCTAACGTAATGTATAAAACGTTATGTCCGGCAGAGAGGTTACTAGCAGCGCAATGACACATAAAAAGAGACTTACCGACGCCAGTACCAGCAAGAGCGACGTTAAGAGTTTTATTGGGTAAACCACCTTTGGTGATTCTGTTAAAGTACTCCAGATCGAACGGAATACGATGCTCTTTTTTATGATAGAAATCATATCTATTTAAATAATCCTCTAAAAAATCATGACCTATGTGACTGTCAAATGATACTGCTAACGCATCGGAAAGTATAGTAGGAATACTTCCTTTGTCTTGCTTTTGATTGCGCCCGTCTAAAATCTGTATGGACGTCATAATGGCATTGTAGATTGCTTTGTCCTGACAAAATCTCTCTGTCTGATCGAGCAACCATTGTTTATCTACCTCATCATTTTTAATACCTCTAACAAAATCAACTATCTCTTTATGCTCATCATCACTTATACCTGTAACGTTATCAATCTCAATAACAAGCGCAGGAACTGATGGACAACTATTATACTTCTTTACATATTCAATTACTAACTTAAATATTCTTTTATCAGAGTTAGAAGTAAAATACTCCTCTTTTAGAAAGGGAATTGTTTTTCTTAAAAAGTCTTCATCAAAGACTAGCTTTGAAAGTATTTGCTTCTCTAATGCCATTACAGCCCACCAGCAAGTTGAATGCCAGTAGTAGATTTAATATAAGCTTCTTCTAGTTCTTTTCTAGTTGTTGCAGTAAAGAGAATGTGCTCATCTTTAAAGGTAAACTCTGATGCATCATCAATAGAGATACAAAGAGGGGCAAAGCCCATGCCTTTTTGTGATGCTACTATTTGAACTGGCTTTGAGAGAGTTAGAGTGTTGTCTTTCTTTTTAACTAACCTACCAATAATTTCTTCACCCGACACTAGTTTTACTGTTGTTATTTCTTGCATGATCATTTTCCTTTGTAAGATTCTTCACTATAATTTTTTTGTCTTCTGTAATAAAATCTAACTCATCCCCTATTTTCCATCCTACGTCTGATAAGAATTCGGCAGGTAGTTCAATTATAGTGTCACCATTATCTAAAATTTCTAAAACGCTACAAGAGTAGGATTTATTTTCCATAGGTTTGTGCTCTATTAATTTGTTCTTGAGGGACATCAAACATCTTATCTGGAAATCTATTTTTAAGAACGATGTTAAGTTCATCCCATGTTTTTGCCTGGGCTAAAAACTCATCTGTTTCTCTATTATAACATAGCATGTTATTTGAATCAAATTCAAGTCTTGCTCTAACTACTCTCTCTTCAAATTCTTCTAAAATTCCTTCAGCATGATCTTTCATGCGAAGAAGCATTTTGTAATAGCGGTAGCGATGGTACGCAATAAGAATGACAGCGGTAACTATCCCTGAGGAAAATCCTATTACAAGTAATTCAAACATTTTGTTCTTTAATATAAGTAAAAGCGTTTTTCTTAATAACTTCGTTATCCCAATCTTTTAGATAATCATTGTCAGTTTTAAAAAGAGCAATTGCATCTTCTTCTTTTATTTTACTATAACTAAAAATTGTTTCTCCTAGCCAATGCTGGGAAAATTCTTTTGCTTCGTTACAAGTGACGGTATCGAGAGCCCACTCAACCTTTGACGAATCAGAAACTTCTACCATATATCGCACACGATATTGAGAAATTGTATCTACCAGAACCCATGCCATAAAATTCTCCTCACTTTATTTTATTAATTACTTCCTCAATATCTGGTCTAGGAATATCACCAATGTCAAAAACAAAATCTAAAATATCTAACCTATGAGTCTCTAATAAAGAAGAAAGATATTTTTGATCTTCTACGTCTAAATTATTATAAAAAATTGAAAATTGTGCTTTATCAAGCGAAAGAGCATATCTTAAATTACAAAAGTCACGAGGAGCTAAAGTAGACCTACCCTTCATAGAAGTGCTTCTCCTAGTTTATTTACTTTGTTTTTTACATCCTCTATTTGTTTATGTAGGAGATAACGAACTTGATGAGGTTCTAATCTCGTAAATGGCCAGGTAGGAGGTTCTTTATAATATTCCTTATTATTCTGCCAAAACCTCATCGACAGATTCTTCATTATCTCCGGTAGAAGAGGGTCCCGTTCCTCCGTATGAGTATTCTTTTTTAGCTGCATCTTCAAGTTGCACCATTATTTCTTCAGTAAAATATTTTTGAGGGTTAGAATTAATTTCTTTTCCAAATACTTTAGTTCCGCTAGGAAGTTCGTAGCGAGTTGATACTTTTTTAATAATCTGATATTTCTCGGCCAGATCTAAGAGCCCGTAGTATCGGTCAAGCCCTTTGTCGTAAGTAAGTAACACTTCAACGTTTTGGTTCTCTTTTGAGAGTCTGGACTTATACATTTTGACTCTGATAATATTTCCGACAATCTCGCCTGTTGAATCTTTTTCTTTCTTTTTTGTAAGCATTGCAATAGTACTGGCAGCGTATTTAAGTCCCGTTCCACCTCCGAGCTCCTTCATAGGTACATAACTTCCAACAAGATCATAAACGTGATTAGTCACGAGCATGGGCACTTTGACTTTAGCTAATTTTAAAGTCAATACACGAAAGGCAGCTTTTATTAACTGAGCCTTTGTCATGTCTCTTGTATCTTTACCTTCAAGACTATCTTCCATCTCTTTACTGGTTGATAGGAGGCCAAGACTATCCAAAACAAACATCATAGGAGGTCGTTTATCTTCAGGTTGCTTCTCATATGCATCAATCATTTTTAACGCATGGGTTTTAAACTTCTGAATAGTATCTGGTTCTGAAATAATTACACGTGAAGTATCAATGCCACGTTCTTCCATCATTCTCTTTGTGACCGCGGCCTCTGTATCGTAATAGACGACTCCTCCTTGTGGATTCTTTTCGAGGAATGCTCGTACGACACCAAGAACGAAGTAAGTTTTACCAGTAGCGGACTCTCCTGCAAAAGCAGTAACCTTGTTATCAGGTACGCCACCGTAGAGGCTGCCAGAGAGAACAGCGTTGAGCATAAAGCTGCCAGTATCAATAAAACCGCTAAACTCAGCACTGCCGGCGCCGTCAGCGGCAATAGAAGTATCTTCATCTTTTATTTCCTCTACTAAATTTCTAAAAAAATCATTCATTGTATTCCTTCCTCAATTTGACGCTCATATAGTTTTTTTAATTTTTTTACTTCCTCTAGAACGCTTGGATGAAGAGCTTCAAAATTTTGATAGTCACAAATTGCATTCATTAGCTTACGAGCCAGCCTTATTTCTTCAAAATGCCCGATAGGATGAACTTCAAAATCATTCATAATTTATTTTCCTTGTTGTCCAATCTTTAGCAAATACTTCAGGAATTTTTTCACTTGTTCTTTCCATATCTAAACCGTTTGGGTAGTGTTTGAGAAGTGCGCTGGCCCGCTGTCTTATTTCCCGAGGTACGCCTGGAGAAGTTTTTGGGTTTAAAAGATCAATTAAAAACTGTTGTGTATACAGAACAGCTTTGTATCTTTCATCAGGTAAAGTCAAAATGTTCCTCCGTCTCGTATATCTTTAACTTTGCTCTTATCAATCTCTATTTTAGATGGATCTCGTTTTTCTTTCAACTTCTTGACTCTTTCTATCCAGTTAGGAAGTTTAATTTTTTCAAATCTTCTAAAGAATCTAGGATCCCATTCTCTTTTAACGTTTTTTATACTATTATCTTGCTTAGTAACGTTTTTTATACTATTATCTTGCTTAGTAACGTTTTTTACTCTACGAAAAGATTTTTGCTCTGTAACAGGAAAAGATAACAAATTATTAACTACAGGATCATTCTGAGAATTACGTAACCCATGATTAGCAGCAATTAACAAAACAATAGCAAGAGGATCAAAAACTACCACAATAAGAATAATAACTACTCTTACAGCTTTTTCAAGTACTCCTTGAGCCTCTTCTCCGTAGATAAGGTCTGCAATGTATTTGATCGGTCCAACTTCAGCAGCAATTCTTGCCGAATCTTTTCGGAGGGGCCCTGCCTGAGTATTAAGTGTCTTAAGAGAGTTAGACGCACTACTAATTTCAGAAAGAATACGGGAGCGTTCCCTTGCCTGCTGATTACGTATTTTGCTAGCGGCTTCTGGATCAACATTATCAACCAATCTATCCAAAGAGTTAAGAGCTCTCTGAGCATTATCTAATCTCCTCTGTTCATTTTGAATCTGCTGATCAATTATTTTTAACTCAACGTTTGTATCAGCTCCAACCAAGTTTTGATCTAAATGGGCTTTAGATAAAAATCCAAAGGCACCCAAACTAGTAATAAACATTAAAACAATTACTGATATAACTAGATAGTATCGAATTAATTTTGGAGCAGTTCCCCAATTGCTATACACCCAAGATGCTGCTACAACTTTGGCTAACTCTAACGATGCTCCCATAATAACAATGGGAATAACGGCCGCAGCAAATATAGCTGCAAGCCCGGCTACCGAATAATATGCGGCAATAGCTGAAAGAATTAAAGCTGTTATTAAAGCGAGATAGTTAATCATTTACTATGGCTTCTACCTTTTTTATAAACTGTTGCATTTTTTGAGTTCTGTTGGGCCAGTAAATATATTCCTTATCAGAATCTTTTGCTAAGTTTTGTAAAAGAGGGAGAACGGTACGGTAGAGCTGTTCTAACTTACCTTTATATGTTTTTTCAACCTCTTCAAGCTCTTTTGACTTTATAGTAACTTGCTGTTGAAGTTCTTTCTCCAATACTTTTAATTCTTCTTCACTAACAGCAGAAAATCCAAAATCATCTTCGTCGAGAGTTATTACTGGCTTCATGCAAAGAATTCCTCTAAAGTATTTCTACGCTCTGTCTTCCAACCAATAGCGTCAAGTATAGTTTTAAGTGGCTCAACAAACGACTTCTCAAATTGTACGTCATAATCAATAACGTCATTTAAATTTAGCTCAGGGGGTAACTTACCAGGAGTACTAATTACGTGCTCATTAATTTTATTAGGTAACTTCAAATAGCAAAATTTAACCTTATCACCTTTATGCACCTGCTCGTACTTGTTTAAGAGGTTAGCTTGCTTGAGTAGGTAATTATATATGATTGCTCCTTTGACATGAATAGGAGTTCCCGTTCTATATATTTTAGCTGAACTGCTTTTTTCTATCCACTTATCAAGCTCTTTACAGCCTCTCGGAAAGGCAATATCCTCAAACGGAAGCGTACCGAACCGTTCACGCTCTGAAGTAATGTAGTTAATTAAGTCATCCTCAGTCATCGTCATAATCATAGTTAGGGCTTTCTTAATACTATCTCTTACAACAGCGGGTGTGGAGGTTCTCACAGCTTCAATACCCATAATTTTTAGTTTAGGTTCAGAATATAACACCCCCTCATTATCATAAACGTTTAAGATATATCGTTTCTTAGCTGTCCAGATTCCTTTATTAGCAATAGCCTCGCGTTTCATTTTCATCTTTTGATCATACGCGTTAACGTATAATGCTAACTCTTCGTAGCATTTATCAATGTAAGGCTCAAATACTTCCTGACAAACTTTATCAAGGTACTTGACAATTTGTTCGTTTGATTTGCCTTCACAGGTCTTTTCTACAAACTTTCCGAGATCAATGTACATTGAGTCAGTATCAACAGCAATAACAAAGTCCTCGTTGCCTGTCTTAAGCACTTTATTAAGGTAGGCGTTAATTTTATTTTCCATCCACCGAATGGATAGCTGGCCGGACTTAGTAATTGATTCGGCAAGTCTTGCATCAAACCATCTAAAGTACCGATTGCCTAATGCACCATAAACTGAGTTAAGCTGAATCTTCTTTGCAAGCTGCATGTTATGACATCGAGCTACTTCCTTTTCAAGCTCATACGTCTTTTCTTTCTCATACTTCTTCTTTGCTTCGATCATTTGATTCTTATACTTAACTCGGTCATCATACAGTCGTTGCATCATCTGAGGTAAAAAGCCTTGATAGTCCTTATCAAACATACAACCTGTCGCAGCTACTGTAATATTCTGGGATTCCATTTCATTACGAATAGCAGGATCGTTTAATGCTCCATTAAGAATTTTATCTACACCATCGCTAACGTTAAGCGAGGAAATGACCCCGGTATATGTTTCGGGTGAAATATTATACTGCATAATCAAGTGAGGGTATAGACTATTCAAGTCAAATGATACAACCCACTTATGCATACCTACCTGAGGATCCTTAACATAAGCTCCTTCAATAGGATCGTCTTTTACTCTTTCAGATGGATCAAATTGAGGTATGACAATATTCTTTGAGAGTAACTCATTATGAATGTACATATCCCATGAGCGCACAGAAGTGAAAGTATCTAAATAGTTAATCTTTCCATCGTAAGCAAGGGCAAACACTTGCTCAATAAATTTAAGCTTATCTTCCAGTCTGTCTACAAGTCTAACGTCCTGAATATTATATTCAATATATTTCTGGTAGTTCTTCTTATACAGCTCGTCCAGACTGCTGTACCCAAGTGAGTCATAATCTAACTTACGCTCCCCTAGTACAACCCAAGAGATATAGTCAAGTTTGTAGCTTTCTTGCATCGTAAAAGAAAACTTCTTATACAGCTGCATATAGTCAAGGATAGTAAGACCGACGATCTCTGGAATAACGTATTGACGGCCTGCAAGCTCAATTTCACGCTGACTCAGAATGCCCCATGGAGAAAGTCTCTTCGCACTTTCCGGTCCAAGTAGTCGAGTAATACGATTAATAATATAAGGCATATCAAAGAACTCAACGTTCCATCCCGTAACTACATCAGGTAAGAACTGAGTAGATCTCCACACCTTAATAAACTTCTCAAGCAAGTCCTGCTCGTCTTTACACTTTAAATAAGTTATTTCTTCGTCACTACCTTTTGGGATAACAAAATCATTATATCCCATTACTACCATCTTTCCCTTTTTGCTTAGAGTAATAGCGGTGATTTGTTTATCAGCAGCACTAATGTCTGGAAATCCTCCAGTTGAATCGGTCTCGATATCAAGGGATACAACAGAAATAAGAGAAGGGTCGTAATCAATGCTACCAGAATAATGGTCATGAATAAAAGTATACACAAAGTTAGTAAGGCCATAGATGTCAAGACCTTCAACGTCCTTGTATCGCTTAATATATTCGCGAGCTTCATAAACGCTTCCAAAAGTGATTTTATCAACAGATACTCCTTTGAGAGTTCTATATTCTGTATTTTTTATTCTTGAGGTAACAAACAGGTAAGGTTTGTAAGGAATTGCATGTTGAATACGTTGACCGTTTTCATAACCACGCAATAATATTTCGCTACGATTTAAGTAGACGCTAGTATAGAATTTTGACATCTCTACATTATAAAATAAAATGGGTGGCACTGCCACCCATCGAACTACTTATAAAGATCTTTAAGTATTTTATCCAGCTCTTTTTTATCTCTAACGTGTGTAGATAAAATAGCGGCTGTTTTATACCTGTTGTATGCTTCCATTGAGTCAACAAGTTTATCAAACATCTTTTTTAGCCAGTTCATCTAGAACTCTCCTGGAGAAGTTGCTTTTTACCCTTTAAAGTTTGCTCTTCCGCATCAACTACTTCAATCTTTTTAGTTGGAAGAACTTTCATCATATTTTCTAGAGTAATTTTAAGCATGCCATTAACTAAAGCGGCATTCTTAATTTCAATAGAGTCAGCAATTTTCCATTGACGAGCAAAAGCTCTCTCGGCGATACCTTTGTAAATATATTCGCTATCGTCACTATTTGTACGACCGGAAATTTTAAGAGTATCCCCATCCAGTTCAACATCAATATCTTGCTTACTAAAGCCAGCAACTGCAAGCTCAATTGTAAATGTTTTATCATCTACTTTCTTAATATTGTATGGAGGAAAAGATGGTAATGCTTTAGCAAAGTTTGATTGAGCGTTTGCAAACTCATTAAATACTTTGTCAAAGCCAATAAAGCTGCGCTCAAAATCTTTGAGTAGTGAAAGTGCGTTCATGAAATTCCCCTTATTGTTTAACTGGAGTCAGATATTTTGAAATATCAAATGTTGTCATTGCTGAATACAGATCGTTGTTAACGTTTACCATATTGCGAGCAAATAGCGCTTGAGCATTCACAAAGTCCTGCAAAGGCTTTCTGAGTGACTCTTCTTTAACAAATGTATTGAGGAATTGTGTTTTGGCGTATTGAATGGAATCAATAGCCGTAGAAATATACGTATGCATTGTAATTCTCCTTTTAAATTAAGCGAGTTAAAATGTCACCCATTAGGCGTGACAAAGTTATTTAGCTCTCATCGCCGCATCTTTGCTAAATCTATTGCTTCCTCGCCCTTAAAAACAGGCACGAGATTAGATTTATGTAAGTTACCTATTCCTATAAGATTATCTCCAGTATAGGTAGTATTAGCTTTTTTAGGAGCAACACCGATACCGGAATCTCTAGAAGGGTAATTACTGCTCAGTCTATGGCTATTGAGATTAAGTCTACTACTAGTACTATTTACTACTTCAGGAGTCCAGGCTTTTTTAGGATTTTGAGAATAAGCAAATTTATACTTTTCCTGCTGATCCTTCCAGGCCTGCTTCTCTTTTTCACGTTGTTTACGCGTTTTTTTACTTCCACCGTAAATCGTAATAATCATATATTCTCCTTACATCTTATTATAGACGTTACGAAGAATTAAATCAACTACCTTTTTCTACCTATATTGTACTTTGCTACAAGTTCCCAGTCATCTTTCTCTTTATGCGGAAGAATTTTTATTTGAGAAAGAGGAGCAACAGGTTCTTTGCTTGCTGTGGGATTGATTAACTGCACTAAACCCCATTCAGCTAAAAGGTTGGCAATGGTGTTACGTCTTGCTATATCATCTTCAGAAAAATTTGCCGGCTTTCCGTCAAGGGAGAACAGCTCTTTGAAATGAACAATATAATACCTACCTTGCTTATGAAGAATGTGGCAAGATTGATATAGAATTTTATCCTTGCGGGAAGCAACGCCGATTCGAGTTAGAGTTTCACGGACCTTTAAAAAATCGTCCTCATCTACTAATCTCACTTCCACGAGAGATTCTAAAACAGTCATATTTCACCTTATTATTGTTATAGGAACAACTATGAATTATTTATAATCATAGCTATTTCCTGTATTTGTTCTGGTGATAGCAGACTTTTATATTCCTGTGATCTTTTAATATTAACGTTAAAATACTTACTGATTGCTAATAATTCTTCGGTAGTTTTGGATTTTGACCACTTACTAAACCTTCTACCCTTTCTAATACTATGGAAAAGATACTCATATTGCATTAAATTATCGAGATCACTGAATTTATTCATCTCATTGGCATAGAGCAGAGTATCGGTATAGTATGAGAGTGCTCTGTTTACTACGAAGGGAATATACTCTTTCTGGGAGAGCTCATCATTTTCTGACCCTCTCATTAAATTATTCTTATTGCTTGAAATACTATTAACGTAATCAAAAGGATTCATGACATTAGTATTCCATAGAGGTCATCTTTTTCTAGCCACCATTTATAATTATTTTTATTTAATAGAGAGGTAAGTCTTTTGTCATCAATAAATTTATGCTCTATTTTAAGCATTTTTGGTTTAACCTTCCAGGAATAATTTTCCAGAATGACTAACTCATGTCCTTCAACATCTAACTGTAAGAAATCAATATCTGTAATCTTTAAATTGTTTAAAAACGAGTCTAATGTCATGCATGGGACATTTATAGTAGTAACATTACCTACGTTTCTGTTTCTATTAACAAGATTAGAAGCGATATTGCTATAATTGCCTTCTACATGTATATGACTTATTCCTCTTTGCCATTGCTCTTCTTCAAATGGTTCAAGAACATCCATTCTCACACTACCATCTTTATCTGTAATAGCAGCTTCAACACAAACACAGTTTGGTTTATTTTTTACTTTTGTAAATAGAGAATTAAAATATTTTGGAACTGGCTCAACAAAAAAACCTCTCCAGCCATAATCTAAAAAATTTTCAAGATTATTAAAGTCACTACATCCTATTTCAACGAATGTTTTCATATAAAGCCAAATTTTCTATTAATTAATTTTTTAGATGAACGTTGCTGATGAAAAATTTCGGCAAGAGAGTAATCTTTTTTATCATCTGATTCTTTAAAAGTAATATTAAGTTTACTTGCAAGAGAGCGAGCTTGCTCGGTAGTGTAGTTATTGAATGATAGAATATCAAAGCATCTTCCAGGACGAACTAAAGCAGGATCTATTTCATTAATAGAGGGGAGGTTAGTACTAAAAATTAATTTTTTACCCTTCACAGTAATTAGTCCGTCACCGACATTAAGAAATCTATGCATCATTGAATTGCCATCTCGTCTTGATTTAAGAAAATTATCTGAATCTTCTAAAACCATAACGCCGGTATCATCCTCAATAAATCTAGCGAAGACATAATCTTTCTGTAAGATTGCTTCGTCGTAAGTTACTATAGCATTTTTTCCAGTGTGGTGTAATAACCCTCTAATAAAAGTTGTCTTACCTGTACCGGGAGGTCCTATGAGTAAAAGAATGGAAGCATCTGACTGAAGATATCTCTCATAATATTCTTCAACAGATTCACCATTTAAAAATGGATACATTTCTGAGATAGGAAGTTTATCTCCTAGTAAAGGAACATTTACCGAGCTTCCATCTCCGGAGTAAATCCATTCAATATGACATTTGGCTACTAAAAATAAATTAGTAATTTCGTCGTAAATATTTTCTACCCAATCCCTGTCACCATATAATTTTACTGTAACAGAATTAGAAGTAACGGAGTAATCAATAAAACTATCATGCATTTTATCGACAAGCATTCCTGCTTGATCACCAAACTCAATAACTTGCCACTCGTTATCTGATTTACTTCTAGTAAATTTAATCCATGCTTCCTTTGAGCATACAATGTCTTCACCTTTGTAAAAAGTATCTTTTAAACAATTAGTTCTATAATCTATTAACTTGGAAATATAATGGTCATTTATACTTGTACCTGCAAGAAAGTACTCTCCTCTCTCATCAGCTAAAGAACTCGCATGGTCGTCAACTTCAGCACCTAATTTCATAGCTCCATCTTCCCATTTTCTATACATTTCGTCATCTTTATAAACTGCACTAGTAAGTTCCCATCGCTGTTTTCTCATTCCTCCCTTTCTTAAATTTTTTTTATTTATTTTTCTTTTTAATTTTCTTTTAAAAAAAGGACGTTTTAACATAGTATCAAGCTCTTTTAACACGTCAGTAATATCTTCTTCCATACTATTTAAACTCACATTCAACCATGAGTTCAGTAAGGCATGCTGTGATATTAATTTCATGATCAGCCACAAAAGCAGCCTTATACTGATAGTCCGCTAAAATTAAAACTAGTTGAGGAATGCTAGATGGTTTCAGATAGTCTGCTGCTACATCATAGATACTTCTAAAGAATGATGAAGAATCTACATCACTATTTTCACCAACCCATTTTCTTACACTGGTAAAGTTTTTAAGCTTTAGATACCCCATAACCTCTTTAAGAGTTTCCTCTTTATGGTCAGTAAGCATGCCGGTATCAATTTTACCTGTTACTGAATACCTTTGCAACTCGTTAAGAGTGCGTCTGTAATCTGGGAAAAACTTGCTTATGACAGCAGCAACTACTTTTTTATCGTAATATATCTTTTCATTACCTAAAATATCTTGTACTCGGTTAAAAAATGCTAGTGCAAGCTTTTGTTTATCGTCTTTATTAATTTTAAACTCAACAACTGAGCACCTTGAATGTAAAGGATCGATAATACGATTTTTAAAATTACACGTGAGTATAAACCCGCAGTTTACGCTAAACTCTTCAATGAAGTTACGTAATGCTGGTTGAGTAGAGTTAGGATTGAGGTAATCGGCCTCATCAAGAATAACATATTTACGGCCTCCGGACAATGATACAGAAGAGGCAAATGACTTGATATCATTTCTCAATGTGTCAATGTTACCGTTAAGGCTACCATTGATCACGATATAATCGCAGCCAAGTTCTTCTAGCATAGCTTTAGCAACAGTAGTCTTACCGGTACCGGCTCTACCAGACAAAAGGAGGTTTGGAACCTCCTTTTTATTTACAAACTCTTGAAATGTGCTTTTAAGATGATCAGGTAAAATAGTTTCACTAATTGTGCGCGGACGATACTTTTCCACCCACAATACATTATCAAAATTCATTATTAACCTTTAAATGTTGAACTGCTTTCAGTAGCTACCCAATACTCAATATCTTTACCTTTAAAATGGGCAATGCCCTTGGATGAAATGCTTACGTCATAATCATCTTGAATAATTTTAATATTTTCTGCTAAAAAAATCATCTTAAACGTCAAGGGTGTTTGTCCCAAATCAATACTAAAATTGTCACTTGAAGGGTTCTTAACGTTAACGGCCTGTACACTTAGCACTCCGTTTTCACCTGTTACTGCAATCTCTGGAAGACCAAGTACACCCATTGCTTTTAAAACGCTTTGTAGTGTGTCGCTTGAAAGAGTAAATTTAATTTCTAACTCTGGTAACTTAATCTCCTTATCACCTGGTAAGACAATATTACGGGGATCAGCATAGGTGTACTGAACCTGTTTATTGTTATCTTTAATGATAAGGTATTTGTCCTCTAAAGCAATTTCAGGAGAATCAAATAAAGATAGGACTCCCAAAAATTTAGATAGATCGTAAATAGCAAAGGTGCTTGGGATATTCTCCTTTATAAACGCCTTTGCCATTACGGTCTTATTTGGTGAAACAGTTGCCAGAATACTTCCTTCCTTAAACTGTAGGGAAGGATTAATAACCGAAAAGTTCTTTAGTATCTGGAGTGTTCTTGCTTCAAATTTCATTTCTTTTGACTTTTTTTAATTTTAGACACGTCAGCGGTAGCACTTGCACCGATAGTAGCTAAATCAATCAAGCTTCCACCGAAGATATAACTACCAACGTGAGACAGTTTCATCCAAGGACATAACCAGTTCTTACCGCCCATCTTAGATACATGATAACAGAAGTTATAATCTTCAGAAAGATAGCGTTTAGAATCTGGATCAATAATACAGTCAAAGTAGGCCATAATTTCACGACTACCGTCAAAGTGCTCAGTACGTACATGGTCAGGCTTATAATGCAACTCAGGATAAGCCTTTTCATACATCTCAAATGTCTTACGTCGAATCATCATAAAGCCAGTACCGAGTTCAAGTACCTCGACAGGCTCACCAAGAGGAATCTCGCGCTGTGTGGTCTTAGGATTAAAGACATAGTCACCAACGTAACGCTCTAACTGGCCTGGGTCTTCGTCAGCTACTCCCTTATCAACAGCTTGCTTGATCTTCTCCCAAGAGATACACTTTTTAGGATATGGGCCTGCGATAACATCATATTCTGACTCATCGGTCTGAAGAGCTAGTAAGGCTAAAATATCTTGAGGATTGAAACCAATATCACTATCGATAAACATAAGATGGGTTGCCTCAGATCTCAAGAACTCATCTACACAGTAGTTACGTGCACGAGTAATTAATGATTCGTTAAACAGGTAATATAGTTGGAGAGGGATACCGTATTTTGCACATAATGCAGACAAATCAGCAATCGACTTTGTATACATCCCTGCACACTGCCCGCCATACATGGGAGTGGCAACAAACAGCTTTTTCTTTCTAAGTTCTTCAATAGCAATTTCAATTTTCATTTTTGCACTCCGTACTTTTTATCGTGTTCTTTACCAATACCATACGACCCTTTATACTTACCTATTGATTCAGCATTAAAACTTAAGTACTGTCCAATGCGAGTACCTTTCTTAATTTTTGCCGGACCCACAGTGACGTGAAGTACACCGGCCATAACGCCATGGTAACCAGAGTCATAAAGACCCGAAGTAAGGAATAGGCCGTTGCGATTAAGAGTACTACGAGTAATAACCCAACCAGCTTCACCTTCACCAACATTGATGATGTTTTCCATGACAACTTCGTAGTGACCAGGCTCCAGGTGAAAGTATCCGTTATCATTAGGTACAACTTCTGAAGTTCCTCTGTGGTGTTTGTGTTCATTAGATACCTCAAAAGTTGTTGGTTGAATACGAAATACTTTACCTAATCTAAGGTCGACGGCGTTAGGTTGACTATCGCCTTCCTCGACAGCTGATAGAGTACTTCGTGAATTAGGTCCTAAAATATGCTTCATTTAATCTCCAAAATAATATGGGTTCTCTACAGTTTTAAATTCATCCTCAAGTATAACAGAATTATTCTTAAAGTTCAACTTAATAACATTATCTGCTACCGTCTCTCTACTTCCTTCAAACTTTGTTGATGATATGTTTAAATTATCATCAATGAACATAGGGGAAATTTCATTTCTAAACAATTTAAGACTTAGATCAGCTCTGTTATACAATAAGCAGCTAAAAGTCCCATCGAACTCATTCAATACTTTAAAGGAATTAGCTTGAGTTAGTGCTCTCAAAATTTGCATTGTATCCCAGGATGAGAGGTATTTGTCTACGTTGTTTTTTACTATCTCAGCCTTGATTATCCCATTGTGCCACAGTGCTAAATCTGGATTAGAGTCTGACTGTGAGTCAATGTTAAGAACCGCAGGGTGAATGAAATCCTCTGTTCTAGCATCTGTTGTAGGAGCTTGAATATGAACAATAGCATATTCATTAGGGGCTAAACTAAAACCATCTAAATTAATAGTGCCCAGTCTTTTTTTATGAATAGTTAAGATTCCACTATAATAATTGTATACGGATAGGGAGTATGAATGAAAGCCTCTATAGGAATTTAACCTGACTAGCTCTATTAATTTTTCTACGTTTCTTGAACCAACGATAGCGCACATAATAAACCTTTCTCAGTCAAGTAATCAATTTGTTTAATAGTATCTTTTACGTTCATATGTAAAATCCCATATCCATTTTTTTCTTTGAATGGATTAATGCATGTTTCAGAATCATCTATAAGCAAGCTCGAATTACTTGCGTACCTTGATTTGTTTAGCTTGGTAGAAGTAAAATTAGTTAGTAAATGTCCTAGACCGTGAGCATGTAGCCATCTAATCTTTTGACTACGGACTTGATTTTTATTCTTTTTAGTTCCAACACAAGATAAAATCTCCACATTAACATCAAGAGAAAATAGCTTATCTAAAAGTTTATCAGCGTTTTTTGTGGTTGATAGGTTATAGAATCCATCGTTATTCACAAACTCAAACCAATGGTCATCGTTAGGATCGTCTCTGCAGTTTAGTCCATAAGTTTCACTGTAGAGGGCATCAAAGTCACAAATGACTCCGTCCATATCTAAGTAAATAGTTGTAATCATTTTATAATTTTATCCCATGGTATATTAATAGAATAGGGTATTGGGTCAACCATACCAGCTTTTGCAAAATTAGCAATGCGTTCAGAACACGCAGGACATTTACCGCAAGAGTTGCCAATACTATCTGGATTGTAACAGGTGAGAGTATATGCAAGGAGTTCTGTTAAATTAAGCTCTTTACAAATTTCCAACTCATCAAATTTAGACAAATGACTAAATGGTGCTAGCACTTTGACTTTATGTGAGCGATTCTGCTCAGCAACAACATTTATACTATCAACAAACTTCTGGGTAGTATCCCAATAACCATATTCATCATGTACTTGCAATCCTGTATATACATGACTTGCGATGCTAGCTTCCGCTTGGGCAAGAGTAAGTGATAATAGTATTAAATTGCGAAAAGGAACATACGTTTTAGGTTGAGGGTCGCCAAGTACATCTTTTATTGTAGGCATTACAACATCACTGCCGCCAATGTTTGCAGAAATAGGTCTAGCTATCTCTCCTAGTATATTTAAATCTAATACTTTATGATCTACTTCTAATATAGAACAGAGCTCTTTAGCCTTAGTTAATTCTCTCTTTTGCTTTTGACCATAATCATACGAAAGAGCTTTTACTTTTTTACTTCCATACTTTGCTGTCAATATCATAGTGAGAATGGAAGAGTCCATTCCCCCAGACAAAACTACTAAAACATTTTTATCTGTACTAGGTAAAAAATCAAGAGCCTTTTTTAGATTCATTTTTATTATCCAATGATATAGTAATTGTATCGCCGGAGCCTAACATACTTAAATCAACAATTTCCATAGCAGCCGGCATACCAGCTCCATAGTCTACTGTACTAATTATAGTATCTCCCCCCACCGTAACTGTACTCATATTCGTATCATTATACAAATTAAACTGCTCATTAACTTGAGTCATTCTGTCAAGCGCGCGCTCTTTTTGAATTCGATGAAGGTAAACCACTGCATCCATCATTTCTTCTTTTAAATGCTGTAGCCATTGATCAAATTCTAGATCTGTGCGCTCTGTAGTTACCCCGTACTTAGTAAAGCCGTGTTGGGAACGTTTAACAAATTCGTCACAAATTTGATTAACGTTATTGTCTGGGCTTTTGTTTGGTGGGCCGTCAGTAGGAAAAGGATATTTTGTAATCATTATTGTCTCGCAGTCTTTGTACAAAAATGTAGAACATCGGCAATCATACCGTACTTCCATAATACTCTACTATCCGAAGCTCGCACTGGGTTAATATCAATACCTCCTCGCCGAGTGTAAAGGCATGCCACGAATAGTTCTTCGGGTTGTAATAAGTCCCATAGACGTTTATAAATGCATTCACAAATCTCTTCGTGAAAGTGATTCTCTTTACGCATTGATATAATATACTGGAGTAACGATTCCGGAGTAACCGACGTATCACCTTTAATATGAACATATACATCACCCCAGTCTGGCTGATTAGTTACTCGGCAATTTGAACGCAGTGAATATGAACGCCATCTTTCATATCTGCCAATAGATGGAACTACTTTGAGAATGTCTGCAGACTCATTGTAGTTGTCAAATGTCATCTTTTGAATGTTACAGTAATGCTCAAGAGAAATAAAGTCACCGATGATAGGTTTTACTGTATCAATGTCTCCCCAACGAATGAATACTTCGGCATGCCCTCCTACAGCTTTAGAAAGATCACGTTGTATATTATCTTCAATAATCCACATATCGTCAGTTGATTCAATTAGACGAGCCATATTGTAAGAGTTTAGATACAACTTTACCGATTTTGATTCTACAATGTTAGGTGTGTCGGATGGGCATGTAAACTTAATCCACCCGGAAACGGGAAAGCCATTTTTAAGCAGGGTAGAAAATTCATAACCATTCCATGCGTCCATACCTACGAATGGTAAGTTATTATCATCAATACCGTAGCCTGTCCTATTAAGATGTCTTGGTACAGATACAAGAAGAGAAGGATCTACATTATCAGGAGTAACGTAAGGCTTAACTACTGTACCATCACCTGCCTTACCTAGGTGTACTGATACTAATTCATTTAATTGCTTTTGATTAATGTCCGTAGTCACTATCCAACTCCTCCTTCCATGTTATTAGTCTCTCTTTTTCTTTATATGCTTCAATAGCCTGTTCTACTCTTTCCCTCACTGACCCATTTAAACGTACTGATGATAGTTTATAAGTCTCAAAATATTCATTAAATATTTGAACAATTCTATTTCTAAATGTTAAGTCTACACTTCTAATGCCATCATTTTTTATTTCAAACTCAGGTTCAATATAAAACATTATGTCATACTTTGGGTAAAGTTTTAGAAATACGTCAGTAGCAAATGTCATAGTCTCATCGGACACTTTACCGATCTCATGCAAGTATTTTGTATACACCACACCATCAAGCGCAGTACGATCTGTAATGAAATTATTATACATGAATACGTTAACAATATGTTCTTGCATAATTAGTTTCTGAGTAACGTCATTGCCCTGTTCATTAATCGGCAAACCGTAACTCATCACCCTACGTGTAACTTCATTACACACTCTCATGTCTCTAAACATCTTCTCCGAACGCAATGCATTCAGTAGAGTAGTTTTACCTACTGACTGTGCTCCAGCAATTCCAATTCGCATAATTTTTTCCTCAAGAACCAAAGCCAAGACTCTTGTGATGATTCTCTAAGCTTTGCAAACATTTCAATTTCAGATTCCACTCTATTTGTGTAGTAAGAAGAGCTAACTATTTCTCCTTCATCAACTTCTGGTACAACCTTGTGTACAACACTACCAATTATAGAATATTTTTCTTTTTCATTCCACGTCCTAATCTGTGGATCTTTTCCTTTTAATTCAGGGTATGAATCTATAGCGGCTGGATGTCCGTTATAGATGTTATAGCGTTCGCAAATATCTTGAGGGATAATTCTCATATACCCGTGAAGAGTAATAAGAACATTTTTTCTATATTCGTTTTCTGGATAAGCTTTTCGCAGCCACTCCATTAATTCGTTATGAGGTTTTTGTTGCCATACTTTAAGACCGGTGACCCAACTCGATCTCATATTATTAGTCAGTATGAGGGGCTGTACTTTTAAGTTTTTTGCAAGAAAATTAATTTCACTCCCTGATTGACTAAAGAGTGCAAGCCATACACCTTTAGCCATTTACGATCTTTCTGAACCAGGTAATATTATAAGTAATGTTTGCTAGTTGCTCAATACTTACTTCTGAATTAATCATTGTATGAAGTTTTTCGCTAGGCTTATCGTCAAGTCCTCGTTCGTTATTGTAGCGCAGTCCCTTTAAGCCAGCAACCACTGGATTAGAAGTATCAATAGAATCTATGAATTTGTAATTTCTATAATCACTAAATTCCTGGGGCACTCCACAACCGAGTAGATGATGGGGAATGCTCTCATTTATGTGCTTCATTTCTACCATTTTAACAAATAGTAGTTGTCTTGCTAGAGCCCAGGCATGATACTTTGTAGGTTGCTTTGTACTAAAGCGACTAATCCATGTATCATAAAACTCGCTATCAAATGAAATAGCAATTTTATCAACACCGCTGGTAAGATGGTTATAGCATTCTAAAAACTCATTATAAGTTTTGCCTTGCGCGACTGCAATCATTTTGCCTGGCACGCTATCTTTATAATTTTTTACCCAGTTATCATAATTTTTTATTGTTCCATTTGCATCATTTAATACGTCTGGAATAATATAATAAGTTGGTTTAAGTCTAACAATCCATTCAGCATATTTTTCTGAATCAAATGCGGTACCTAATTCAAAGACAGAATTATCTAAAATAACCTCTCTTTTATTATTAAGTGCCTGTTTAAAAAGTTGAAAGTATTGTTCACTTTCTTCAAAAAGATGTACAAGCGCATAATCATAGTCTGTGCGCGCTTGTACATCATTAAAGATTGAAATGGGTGCTTCGTGTGCGATTTTAGCCATTGAGATTATATTCCTGTTGTGCTTTTTGTCTGTCACGCTCTCGTCTTTGGTAGTATTTTGTACCAAGAACTTCCATTTTGTTAATTATTTCGTTTACCTGTTCCCTAGAGAGGGTTACAATTTCTGTAACCCCGCTAATCTTTTCCTCTACCCATAAATTTTTTGGATAGAATGCTTTAAATGCCTCTTCAATACCCTTCATTTCATCTAGTGGGCCAGCGATAGTTTTCATAATTTTTATTTCCCACTTACTATATTGTTCAGGTTCATACTTAAATCTGTCAGCAGCATCCCACGAAGAGGTGTGTCCAAATTTATAAAAATCTATTTCTTTTGTTTCTTTATTGGTGAAACGAGCCAAATACATTTTACCTAACATACAATTCTCCTAAGGAGTAAGTTCATCAATTACATCTACAATTACTACTAAACTGCAAGCATCCTAATTAATCCAATAGTATCTATGCTCGTTAACAGTGCATAATTAGCAAGCATGCCAAAGGATCTACGAGTATAAGCAGCCCACCCATACATAGCGCAACCAGCAATCCAAATAGGATATAAAATAAGTAAAGGTGGGTTAGGGACTGTAAGTGCCATGGTGATAGAACAACCGATACTAACAGCCCAGGCAATAACTTCAACTGTGAAACGAATATTGTTACTTTTCCAGTCACTTTTTATCCAATCCCAAGTATTTAAAAATATCTCATTCATACACCTTTGCCTTCTCCGGCAAGGAAGTAGTTAGTAACTTTCTGCATCATAACTGTCTTACTTTGTAAACGATTAAGTTCATCCTTAAAACGTAACTTTGTACTTTCTTTACCGTTAGATTGCTCAATAAGACCGATGCATTGATCTCTAAACAGCTCTATTGTTGCAACTGGAAAAAGTGCAAATAGTTGAGTCATAGCTTGTTGTCCAATACCGTCTTCTTTTACACGAGGACGAGAATTAGTCTGAGTCATAGAGGTTCCTTTCATAATTAGAACCTATATTATAACATTTACGGAATATTAAATCTACAGCTTTTCCCCATATGATTGCTGTAATGCTATGTTATCAAAAAACTCTTTCTTAACTGAAGCTTCGTGAAACTGACCGTGCAGTACAGTAGTTTGAGTTAGTGAACTTTGAGCCATAATACCTCTATTTTCGCAACACCCGTGCTTGGCAGCAATATAAACCGCCACATCAGGTGACTCAGTTGCTTGTTTAATTGACTTAGCAATCTCATTACAAAGTTCTTCTTGTAAAGTACCTCTACGAGCATGCCATTGAGCAATACGAGTATACTTTGATAGCCCGATAACCTTACTGCCAGGAATAATACCGATGTAAGCAACGCCTCTTACAGGCTGATGATGGTGAGAACAAAGTGATTTAAGTTCTGACCTTACCACAAGCATGCCCTCATACCTCTCTTCACTATCGTTAGGAAATGCAGTACAATCAGGAGATGGATCATATCGCCCGGCCATAATTTCATTATAGTACATCTTAGCTAGACGTTTTGCTGTACCTTTAGAGTTAGGATCCGTTTCTCGGTCAATAAGCAGTGTATCTAATACTTTTTCAAATGCTTTGGCTGCTTCATCAATTAAAATTTCTTTTGTGATGGGATCGACATATTCAGAAATATTATCACCGGCCCAAAAACGCTTGCCATCAGCTTTCATTTGCTCTCTTAATACTTGTGCAAGATTTTTTTCCATAATTTAGTCCAATAAATTTTCATTCCATTCACGGTGCCCTTCTCTGAAGGCCATATTTGATTGAGTCTCTCTAACCTCAACTCTAAAACACCATAAACGTTTTGCTTCACCTGGCCCCCAGTAGTCAGGGACATAAACACCATTAACAAACTTATAAAGCATGTCAGCTAGTCCTTCACAACCAAGTCGAGGAAGTATGGTCAGCTTGGCAAGCTTTTTCTCCTGTAACATTTTAAATACTTCTAATTCCGGATCATCTTCTGCGACAAGCAGAGTGTGATCAAATTGATCTTGCAATATTTCTTTAAGTTCTTTAAATCCTCCATAATCAGCAACCCAGTTGCGAATATCTAAGTCATTACTACCGAACCAAAACCTCATTGAAAAAGAATAACCGTGAATTAAGTTACAGTGACTGTCCGCTTTCCATTGACGATATGCGCACGGAAATTGATCAACATACTCTTTTGTAGAAACAAACTTATAAGTAATAGGTTTTAAATTTGACATCTATTTCTTCTCCCACCAAAAATCTAACCATTCTGGAATTTCAGATCTTTTTAACTTCCATCCATAATATGTCGGTATAAATTGTTTTTCATTCTCTTCATTATAGACTAATACAGCAGTGTCTATACCCGGGTAAGCTAGTTGAACTTCACACAAAGTTATTCCTGTATCACAAATATCATCTACAACTAACACTCTTCTACCTCTTTCAAGTGATGTCTTAAGATGAGGGTTAGAACTGTCACGTACCTTACCTTCGCTGTGTGACCAATTTAAATTAGCAAATGGTATATTAAGTGCATTTGATATGTGAACTGCTGCAATCAAACCACCTCTTTGAATACCAACCACTAAGTCATATTTTATGTTAGATTTTTCTATGTTGTAAACTAAATCTACAAAATCATCCATGTAGTTTTTAAAATTATAAACTAAATGTTCCATTATGTACCCCAGGCATTTTTAAATAGAGGTATTTGTAGCCGATCAGAATATCTCAACCCTTCTTTCATTGCTAACTCTGCTACCTGTCTGTGATTAAGATAGTAAAGTTCATCAGTACCACCACAAGGCATAATATATACCGGTCCTGCAAATCCTGCTGCTCTGTAATCGTTCACAGCCTGTCTTGCCTCTTTTACATCTTCTTTTGTAGCAACAACAAACTTAACGTAGGTGTATCCGATTGAACTGTACTGGGCAACAATCTCTGGACGAATTGCTTCATCTCTTTTTTCCCCAGAAATAGAAAGTTTAGGTGATACAGAAAAAGTAAGTTTGTCGTATCCTCGACCGTGTCTAGTAAACTCTACAAACAAATAATCAGCAAACTCTTTTGTTAGCTCCTGCGTACCATTTGTTTCAAAGGTTAGTTCTTCTAATCCCATCATACATTCTTGCTCAAGTAAATCAGGGTACGAGCGTTGCCACCCTAATAAAGGCTCACCGCCGGTAATAACTAAGTGCTCGTCCTGCCACTTCTTTTCCGGTAAGATGTTAACGATGTCTTTAGCCAGTTGGGAACATTCAATAACAGGACTAAGGTGCTTAAAGCGAGGATCCCAGGAAGCATAACTATCACACCCAGTATGAACAAGGGGAAGTTCATTATACTTTTCATATTTTTTTGGATTGATGTTAAGACGTTCATCACTTTGTACTCCTTTAGGCATTCCAAAGCCCGAGCAAGTAAAGTTACAACCAAACGTTCTTAAAAAGACTGAAGGAACGCCCATATAGCGCCCCTCACCTTGAATAGAATAAAATAATTCTGATACTTTTAGTTTTGACAAGTTATTACTCCTAGTTTACGTGGAAGGGCACGTATTATTATATAGCGACCTTCTCATTACGTCGCATTTGACGACTCATAATTTTTTGTTTTCTTTGTGCGCGTTCAAGATGAAATTGAGTAGCTCTCCTAGTATAGTCTATCCCATCTAGGTGATCAAGCTCATGCATGAAACATCTTGCTGTCATACCAGTAAATTTTTCTGTCCTTATGTTACCAAATGGATCAGCAAATCTTACCTTAATAGATTTTGGTCTCTTAATAGGTATAAACAAATTAGGAAAAGATAGACATCCTTCCTCTAATAAAACTTCTTCAGTAGTTTGATCAACAATTTTAGGATTAAAGCATGCAAGCGTTTCTTGAGACCATAAAACGAACACGCGATAAGAAAGACCGATCTGTGGTGAGGCAAGGCCCATTCCTTTATAGTGAGCTAATGTCTCTATTAAATCATTTACTAGTTCAACAGGATTAATGGGAGGATTATTAAAATCGAAATGATCAGTTGGAGTGAGTAGTATTGGATTATCACATTCAATTAGTTTGTGTATCATGCGGTTACCCGTGAGAAGTTTTTATGTTTTTCAAATTTAATAATATTTTCAAATTTATCAAATAATGTATCACCTTTATGACTTATAATAAACACATTTGTATCAGTAGTCAAAGTGCTGAGTATCTTTAGGAATTCATCTGTGCCGTTATGATCGAGTGAGCTGTCGAATACTTCGTCCATAATAAGTAAATTTGTGCTAGCAGAGTTACGAAGCTTAGCAATAGCACGCCAAGTAAACAGGAGTGCCAAATCGATACGCATTTTTTCACCTTCAGAGAACGACTCATATGAAAACTCATCCCTAAATCTCGACTTTATTTTTTCTTCAAAATTTTCGTTAAGTTCAAAATTAACAAAAAAGTCCATTGCAGCCAGGTATTTGTTAATTAGCTTGTTCATTATAGGCACATACTGCTTAATAATCTTGGTCTTAATACCGCTATCTTTTAACAGCATAGACGCAACATCAAGAACTAATTTATTTTGTAATAATTCTTCTTTATTAGTTACATGCTCTTTTAATTCACCTTTTAGTTGCTTAAGTTCTTCTGAGTTATCTTCTGTTACAGTTTTATCTTTTTTAAGTTTATCAATCTCATCATTAAGGCCTGTAATGAATGAGAGTAGAGTAGTAATTTGAACGTTATCGTTTGATATGTCTCTGTTCAAGAGAGTAATCTTATCATTAACTGAACTGATTTCTTTTATACGATGAGTATACCAAGATATGTCCTCATTCAGTTTCTGAATTGCATTCTGTACTTCGAGTATCTGATCGTTATCATTAGAGACAATCTCTTTCTTATGTACATGATCAATGCCTTGTCTACATACCGGGCAGTCGTCGTGATCTCTAAAGAATTCTATTTCCTTTTGTAGCTTGTCAAGCTTTATGTCAAGCTTTGTTTTAAGATCAACAATATTGTCAAATTTTAGCTTAACTTTTTCTTGATCAGAAATACTACTTGTTGCTTTTTCAAGCTGATTATTAAGTCTCGTGATATTAGTCTTAACGTCTGCAATACTTGTTTCTAACTCAATAATTTTGTTTTTCTTTTGCTCAATAACTTCTTCATTACTTTGCTTCATTGCCTGTAAATGCTTTTTATGCATTTCAATCTTCTCGGCAACTAACCGCATATTATAATCTATATCAGTAATATCGTTTTTATTTTTCTGTACTTTATCCCTTAGCAGAAGATTCATTGTAGAGAAGATCTGAATATCTAAGAGATCTTCGATTACCTCTCTTCTATGTGCTGCTGGTAACTGCATGAAGGGTACGAACGATGCGCTACCGAGTACTACAATCTGGTTAAATGACTTATGATTTAGTTTGAGAATATTTCTCTCAAACATCTCTTGATATTCTTTTGACTCGGCATCTTGGTTAAGAAGTTTGCCGTCTTGATATATTTCAAATAGCGAGGGCTTCATTCCACGCTTTACCAAGAATTGACGTTTACCAATTCTAAACTCAATCTCTACCTCAAGACTTTTTTGATTAATAGTATTGAGTAGTTGAGGTTTATTAATCTTTCTAAAAGGCTTACCATATAAGCCAAAAGAAAGAGCATCGAGAATGGTACTTTTACCTGCACCATTCTCACCAATAATAAGAGTAGACTTATTTTTTGTTAATGCTATTTCTGTAAACGCGTTACCGGTAGAAAGAAAATTTTTCCATCTTACTTTTTCAAATATAATCATCCATTAAACCATTCAGGAATTTCTCTATTGGTCCAACGTGCAAATGAACGTTTTGCACCTCTATAGTAATTTCTATACGACTCTACTACGTTAGATACTTTATACTCATCGGGCATGGCAGGAGGAGGTTCGGACATTAAGACACCTTTTGGGATATTTTTAGGGGGTGTCTTAAGTATTTCAATAAGTCCGTCGCGTTCTGCTTTATGTACTTTACCATAACGATGTGTATACTCTTTACATAGTTCACCAAGCAGTAGCCAGAGCCACTCATAATGCACAATACTTGAACGTGTCCATATTGCTGATGGGTGATTTTTATGTGTTAGTTTATAGATTGGTTTAATAACTTGATCACCGTCTAGCATATGATGGGCATTTGATAGCAGCTGGGCTGTCTCAAGTATCATCTTTACGACATGTTTGTCGCAGTGTTGACGAGCACAATCATTAGGTTTATTACTAAGAAAGAAAATATTCACGATTACTCCATAGATAATGCTTCATTGTAAAGTGTACGTAATAAGTTTTCCAGCTTTTGTTTATCCGCTTTTAGTTCCAATTGAGACACATGCTTGTTAAGTATCGTAAGAGTGTCTTCCGCTTCGTTAACAATATCGGAATCATCCTCAAGATTTAGGTTAAGGTGATCCTCAACTACTTGCATGTCAATAACTCCGGACTTCTCCAGCTTCTCAATAAAGATATCAAACCATACTGGATTAAGTTTATTCTTGATAATTACTTTTACGATCGTATCTTTATACTTGTCGAAGTCCTGAGCAACAATTTCGTTCATCGAGGAGTTGCTATCATCGTACCATATCTTGTGAAACATAGAAAGAGGGTTTGGTACGAACTTAAGCTCTCTTGTGTTGGTATCGAAAATATGGAATCCTTTTTTGTCTTCATAATCATTCCACGTCATCTCATAAGGAGTACCTGTATAAACAATATTGCCTCTAGTAGATTTAGTATGAAAGTGACCTGATATTACTAAGTCAAATTTATTAAATACTGATGGATCAATACCACCATCACAGAATGAACCTTTGTGCATCTCAAACCCGTTTATTTCAAAATGCCCTATAAGTATTTGCGATTGTGAAATATCTATTGCATGCATTACTTCGTTGTAATTATCGGCACATATCCAAGGTACCATAAGAACGCTAACTCCATCGAAAGAAATCTCGTATGGTTGCTGTACTTGATTAATATTTTTATATTCTTTAAGTAATAGATCGAGGGAATTTACTTTGTTAGTATTTTTATAATAGGTATCATGATTACCAACTAATAACCAGGATTTATGTTTTGAGTTTAATGCTTCAAAAAAATATAATTTACAGTGATTTAAAGTTTGATAGTTAACAAACTTGCGTCTATCAAATACGTCCCCTAACTGAATAATATGTTCAATATTATTTTTCTCTAGGTAAGGAAAAAAGACATCGGTGTAAAATGTCTTGAAATGCTTATGAAAGAAAGGACTATCACCTCTCGCACCGAAGTGAGTATCACCTAAGATTGCAATTTGCATTATGTATTTTCTTCTTCGTCGTCAGTATCAATAACTTCTTCTTGCTCTTCTGATTCTATAAATTTTTCTAAACCTTGTTTTCTTTTCTTTCGTTTTTTATCTAAACCATCTTCGAACGCTTTAATAAACTCATTCATATTTTCGTTTTCTAAATCAATATACACCGGTGTAAAGTCACCATCATCATGCTCTCCTTGCTCTACAAGCTCATTCATTATAAATGAATTTTCTAGAGTTTTATGCTTTATGTAAAGTTGCTTTTTTTCTTTTTGAATTCTTCGAAGAAATGCAAAGTAAATAATTTGCGTAAAATAAGCAAATGGATTATCGTAGCGATCGGGATTGTAATTATCAAAATAACACACACAGTTTTCTATTCCGTCGGAGATCATTTCTTCTCTATATGAATAGTTAACAAAGTTTGGTTTAAGAGAAAGTCTTTGAGCGATCATTAACATACAATGCCCAATATAAGAAGGAATAGGTGGTATCTCTAGTCCCTGTTCTTCTTTTTCTCTTACAATTTTTCTATATTCTACAATTGCCTGATATAGTTTTTTATTATCAACATAGTGCGCGTTAGCCATAAATCTTTCATACGTAGTAAACGTATTAATTATAATTTACTTTAGGATGTTTATACAACTAATTGAGAGTTGCCTTTGTAACATGTCTTTCAATTAATGCAAGCTTGGCTTTGCTTTCAGGAGAAAGATCGCTTTGTTCTCCAGCAGCTGCTGCAAGTTCTTGATCAACAGCAGGATCAATATGTTCAACTATATTTTTTAAAGTCGTTTTATAGTAACCTATCATATTATCTGTAGGAGATAATATCGTTAAGATATGCTCTTTTTTAAGTGTAATATCTTTTGTACTAGTAAAAGAAGAATATCTTAAAAGGGAAATAATAGGAGGGGAAAGTTCATTCTTGTAACGATAATTAATTACAAGCGGATTATTTAATGTGATAGATTCCTTTTCATCATTAACAATATCTCCAATTAACTCAGAGCTATTAAGTAATTTGACAATAGAAATCATTTAAGCTTGGTCCTTTAAATTAACGTTATAAATCTTATAATCGAATCTTTCATCATCGTACATTTTAACTCTTTCTAAGAAATGTTGATGAGTGTAATTTTTTTTTGATTTCCAAGAAATATCGTCGACGACATCATATAGAGTTGCAATCTCTTTATTGGTACTTAATCTTAACCCTCTACCAATTGACTGCAATGTTTTAATTCTAGACTTGCTTGGGCTTGCAAATATAATATTATGTAGGTTTTTGATATTTACACCTGTTGAAAAAGTGCCAAGTGAAGCAACAATAATACCATTTTTCTCCTCTTCGATAGATTTTCTTATTTCTTCTCTTAAAAGCCCATCTACAGCACCATCAACATAAAATACTTTTTGTTGATTACATTTTGAACTAATTAAATTAAAAAGTCCCTTTCCGTGATCAATAATCTTAAAAAGAACAAGGGTGTTACCTTTAAGTGAAGCTGTTAGATTTGCAATAAAATTATTTCTATGTTCATTGCCGTTTATATAATCTATCTCTGTTTGGTAATCAATACCCCTTAAAAGCTTTCTAGTTTCTTCTGTATAAGAGAGTACAATTGCTTTTATTTGAAATTGAGATAAATGTTTTTGATCTATTAGTTCAGCAGTTGTAGTGACTTTTTTAACTTCACCAAACAGTCCCTCTAGTATAAGTTTATGAGTTTGTGAGCCATCTAGAGTACCGGTAAATCCAAACCTCATCGGACAAGTTACAAGCTTTGACATTATTGATGAAAGACTCTTAGCTTTAAAGAGATGCGCTTCGTCACCAATAACACAGTTAAATTGATGGAACCATGGCTTAGGTAGTTTGTGAATTGATTGCCAAGTAGTAATAACAAACGGAGAGTCTGTCATTTTCTCTTGTCCCGAGAATATCTTGTGGATAAAGTTTTTATCGCAACCATAATCCACGAAATCAGACGCCATTTGATGTACGAGTGACGTTGTAGGTACAATGATTAAAATTTTATCAGTATCGGAAAGATAATAGGAGCTAAGAAGGTAAATTATAAGGGACTTACCCGATGCTGTAGGGGATAATAAAAGTGCTCTTTTTTTTCTTACAGCGTGGGCAAAAGCATCAATTTGATAATCACGGGGAGTTATTGATAAGTTTAATTCTTTAATAAATTCATTGGCTTCATGCAGTGAAAGGCTCTCGTCACAAAAATAATTACCGGCAAAATTAATTTCATAATCTCGTTCCTTTGCAAATCTTTGAACATGGAGTAAGAGCCCGCCGTAAATTAAATGTGTGGCTGTTGAAAAGAGTCTAATCTTTCCATCCCACATCTTGTTCCTAAAGGCAGGTGAAAATCGTGCACCTGGCACGTTAAAGGTAAAGTACTCGCTTAATTCTTGTGCAACGTCACTCTCACAAAGTAGTTTAATGTGAACGTCATTAATTTTTTCTACGGTTATCACGCACCAACCTTAAACTTCTCCCATGCGATAGCGGCATTAATTTGGTAGCCTCTCGCAGGAAGATTTTTTATTATTGATTCTAAAAATTCTACTTTTTCTTTTTGTAGTTCTACACGTAACTCTAAGTCACACATTTCACTATCAGACTGCAAGTACACACCAATGTCTGATTTTAGAACTCTTAACTGAAAAGGATCCCATCCGTTCTCTTTCAGGTCTTCCTCACTAATAGTTCCGTTATAGTATTCGAACTTTGATTTGTGTAGTTTTTTATATGCAGTTTCGTATTTTCTTAAAGTTAATCTTTCTTCAGAAAAGATCTTGAAGTACTTTGCATGTAGTTGCGGGATACGAAGACTCTCTTCACCGAGCTCGGTTCTGTCTATACTACTATCTTTTTCCCACATGGATTGAATTTCTTCTAATTTCATACTCACCTCACAGTAATCATAATATTATAGACTACTGCTACACGTAATTCAACTTAAATTGTTCAAATGCGAACATTGCAGTAACGTCAACATAATTAACGTCTGTATCTCTTGTATCAAACAGAATGTCTGAAAGAGAAATAGGGTATAAATTTTTAAATGCAAACTCAACGATAGGCGCTTTCACTGAGTTAAGTATCATTAAAGATGCATCCGAATAAACCCCTGTTCCTGCCACAGGATTATTAATCGATCCGCCAAATTTGCCCCTGCTCGGAGCAATGGCGTTATATTGATTAAATCCTTCTGGAAATCCTAATGCAATAATCCAATCAAATATCTCTTTATAATTCTTTAGGTTCTCATCTACACGAAAGGTAATAGAGAGAGTACTAAAGTCAATGTGATCCCCTGGAATAGGCAGTTTAACAAAGGGTGTCTGTATGTCTGATTGACCTAGAGTTAAACTTGGTAGAGAGACTGATTGAACAAAGTAATTAACCCCGGGGGTCTTCTTTATAGTAAAAGTAAACCCTAGAGGTGATAGGAAGTTTTTATTTTCTGGTAGGCTTGAAATAGCTGTCATACTGATATTTATCCTATAATAAAAAAGGGGATCCGAAGATCCCCTTTAAGTACATCATTATGTTATTATTCTTATTATTTGAATTACATAATGTTGTTAACGCGGACGCGGCGATAGTACACGTTTGTGTCCTCGGCAAGTGCGCCTGTACCAGCGGCTGACGAACCGTCGTTGAATGGGTTTGCAACCATTCCATAACGAGTCTTAAAGCCAATCTTTGGCTGGAATGTGTCAGGGTCAACTGCACGAACCATTTGGAGAGGAACATATGGGCAATAGAACAGACCTGCGTCAAATGCTGACGAGCCCTTGTAGCCCATAACGAAGTAGTTACCACCAGCATATGGATCGATGTAAACGCGGATACGGCCGTTCAGAACACCGGCGAATGTATTGCCTGTGTCATCGATTTGAAGGTTGTTGGAGTTCAGAGCTGGAGCATAGTCCAGAACACCGGCCATCTGCAGTGCGGAAGCAACGTCCGATGAGCAGATAACGATGTTACCTTTACCTCTACGGGTGTCTTTTGCAATCTTATTAGCTTCTCTTTCGAGTTGGAACATCAGACCCTTGAACTTCTCAACGGACCAACGACCATTAGAATCGGTATCCAGGTCAAACACACCAGATGTTGTTGTGTTCTCTGTAGCACCAACTTTAGCTGTTACATAGATTGAGCGAATAACTTCGCGATTGATTTCGGCGAGAATCTCTGCCGACAGGATGTTGGAGAGCTCAGTCTCTGCATCTAAACCGTGAACGGCGCGCAGGTCCTGGGCAAGTTCCATAGAGTACTCAGCCTTTAGTGCACGACCTTTAGCTGTTACTGTTACTTTCTCGATAGAGAAAGCCATCTGAGGGAATGTAATTGTACCGTTACCGAAACGCTCTAACTCGGAGGTTGGAACGCCACCAGCAAAGTTAACTTCTGTGTTGGTGGCTAGTTGGGTCAGATTTGCACCTGCACCTGTTGTACCAACGTGGTTATTGCCGAGAGCAGCAGAATTCTTATTGTGCGAAGAAAACTCTGTATTTGCTTCGTTGTAGAATGCCTCATCGCCAGACTGTGAAGTGAAGCGCGAACGCATTGCGAAGATAAGACCTGTAGGACCAGTCATTGGCTGAACACCGCAGATGTCATAAGCAATAAGATTAGGCATTGCACGGCGAACTAACGAGATTAAAACTGGATCGAAAATGTCAACTGCGCCATCACCAGCTGTGGAAGAAGAAGCTCCCATAGCGTTTGTTGGGTTGTTGGCTTCAAACAGACTCTGGCTTCCACGAACTTGATACGATGCTTCGCGGAGAGCTTTCTCTGTATTCTCGAGAATTTGAGCGGTTACAGCACGCTTGTGCGTATCCTTGATCGGGTCAAGATCAGGATGCTCAAGTACTGGTTTCCACTTGTTTTGAATTTCTTCATTTAAATACATTTGAGTTTCCCCTTCCTATTAAAAATTGGGTTATTTTTATTTATAAAAATTATTTCTTAATGGTACGTGAAATAGCCTGAACGTAGTTAGCAACAGGTCCAGAAAGCTTTTGCTTTTCTGCTTGAGGCTCTTCTGCTGACTCTACTTCTGTCTCGCTGATTGTCTGAGTAACTGATTTCTCTTTAAAATAGTTCTCTTTAACAATCTGAAGTTTTTTAGCATACGAGTCTTCATCAATAAAATCAACACCTTCTGCTAACGAAGAAAGTCTCTCTTTTTGCGATACTGTTAATCCCTCTGCCACCTTACTAAAAATCGACTGTCTGGCATAATCTTTAACGGAATTATTCAGATCAATATTTGTGTTGATAGTCTCATTTAACTTAGCTTCTAACTCTTCAACTATGGAAGCAAGCTCTTCTAAAACATCTAACTTTTCTTCAGGAATTTCGATGTAATTCTCGGCGAACAAATCTCTTAATCCACCAATAAACTCTTCTGTAATTTCTGTACGGAGCGAGGATTCAATAGCAATTTCGTTCTCTTGCATCCACTGCTCGACAATGTAATTAAGATAGTTGTCGATTTGATCGGAAAGTTTAGTAGTAATTTCAGCTACTTGCTCTTCTAATTTCTTAACCGACTCAGCTTCAATTTCTGCTCTCAACATCTCTACCTTAGCATTAACTGCAGCTTCAAATATTGTAACAGCTTTCTCTTTAAACTCTTCTGAAAGCTCTTCACCTTCAAATGCAACTTCAATAGTAAAATCTTCCATCTTGGCGGATGCAGCTGATGGCTTCATGTTTAATGTTGCTTTGTTGGTGTCAGCAGAATCATTCCCACCCATTGTAGGAGTAGCAGAATCGAGATCGCTAGCTGATCTGAGGGGAGGTGTTTTTTCTCCGCCTTCTTTATTACCTGGAAGTGTTGTGTTTTTTGCAACAGGATCTGCAACTTCGGTGTCGCCGTTCTCGCCACCTTTGTTGATCACCTTCTCATATAATTCTTTTTCTTTCATTTTAAGCTCCTTAATGGAATTTATTATAGTTATTTATAAATCTATTTCTTGGACAATTCTTTGAAGAAATTTTCAAATACTTTAACTTTAGTAGCTTCTATAGATTTAGAGGAGGCTTTAATAATCTCTTTTTTCATTTCTTCTATTTTTTGAGCCTTTAAAACGCCATTATCCCAAACCCACTCAACACCTTCCATAATACCTCTAACAAAAGCATCAGGTGCGGAAGGATCAGCTACGATGTCTGCAGCTGTAGCAAGATAAAAATCATCCTGAACTTCACTAACGCCTTTAGTTGTTTCTTTTAAGCTTCCCATACCTCTAGAAGAAACACCAAGTTGTGCGCCTTCTTGCATCAAATTTTTTACAATGTTTCCATAAGGAGTGTCCATAATCTTAGCTCGGCCAACATAATTAGTACCTTCGCGTCTAAGATCTTTAATCATATGAGAGACGCGCTCTAAATTAATCGTTGGTCCCTGAGGGTGACCTAATTCACCATAGGCCCTATTCTTATCAATATACTCTTCATTATATCTTTTAACTTCTTTATCGAGAATCTCCATTGGGTATACTCGATTGTTTCTATTTTTTAAATTGCCTTGAAGAAATACACCCTCAATAAAAAAGTCTTTTTTGCCAGATTCTTTTTCTTCAACTAGCACATTAACTTGTTCGACTAATTCGGAAATAAGTTTCATGTTAGTCCTTAATAGTATCCTACTGATACGGCTAGTACACCAGATGCAGCATTTGATTGAAGCGTGTCCGTTGGTTGTTTAATTACAAACGTTCCAGCAAAATCCGCAGTTGCTGCGCTAAGGGTAAATGTAGATATCGTGGTTCCGTTAGCAAATTTTTGAGTAATTAAAACTAATCCGGCTGTGGTGTTCACAACTCTAACAAGTGAGCCTGTACTAACGTTATTAGCAACAGTACCAAGAGTAATTTCTTGAGCTAAAAACTTTACTAAATCAGCCATTATCAGACTCGCTTTCTTTAATGTATTCTAAAATTTCTTTCTCAAGACCTTTGTCAAGCATCTCTAACATAAACTGTCTGTTCTCATCATCCAGACCAGCAAATAATTCTAAAATTTGAACATCATACTCTTCTTCGGTTTCTTCTTTTGCAAGCTTGGTAGCAGTAGCATACATTACCGACTTAGCATCTTTACCGTAACGTGATTTAAAATCCTTTAAACCTTTTTTCATGCCCTTAACAATATCTTCACGCTTTTTCATTTCGCCTGTTGATAAAGTGCGCTCATCAATTTCTAATTCATTGACTTCTTCTTTTGTTAAACGATCTGTAGCTTTATCAATTCCTCTCATACGTTTTGATACTTTACCAACTTTTGAAAGTGCGGTGTCAACATCTTTTTTCATCATATTTTGTGCTATTTTCTTTTTAAATCCATGTCTTCTCATCATGCTATAATCAGATTTTGCAGTAGCTAAATCTTTTTCTACCTCTGCACTTCTATTAGACATGTCAACAGATGCTTTTTTAACATACGATCCAAGTGTTGATTTGCTAATCTCATTAATCTCTTCATGCACAGCGGCGTCTTCACCTGGCTCGTATCCATGGAGCTCTTTTTTACGATCAATTTTTTTTACACCTGTACCATTGAAGACTTCGTCTCCATTTCCATTAGCATCATCAGTTTTTTGAATAACATGTTTATCCATAAACTGTTGTTCGTCTCCACCTTTGGGACGATAAGCTGTGGTACCAGTTGTACCTTGAGCTTGCTTAATTATTTTCTGTAGCTGGCTCAGTGTTTTCATCGTTAGAAACCTCTGTGTTGTTTTCTTGTTCTACTTCTGCTTCTTGTTGAGAGAACATTGCTGTAGCAATCTCTCTCTTCCTAGCTTCTAAAGCAGCAAGTACTCTTGGGCCAATAATACCGTCAAAAGCTGCTTGCACTTTAGTAGGTTCGTTTTCTACAGCTCCGTCAATAATATCTTGTATTGAGTATTCCATTATTGTCTCCAAATATTTATTTATTGTGGTCTTTCATTGTCTAATTGCGTACTATCACCTTGACTTCCATCAGTTTCACTAGGAGGAGGATCAGGTGCTGCGTATCTAGGATCATCAAGTTCTGCTTGCATTTCCTCATCATTTTGTTCTATTTCTTCTTCCGTTTGACGAAGAACATTCTTTCTAACCCATGCATGAGATACGTACTTACCAGCAAAGTCATCAATGTCTCTAAGTATTGAAACACGCTCTCTTATTGCTTCTATCTCTTTAAGCTCGGCAAAGTAATTGTCTTTAGCATAATCAAACTTAATGCTTTGTAAAATGTCTTGCCATTCTTCAAGAGTCATAATCTTTTTTAGCACTAGTTGCTTTTCTAGACTCTTTAAAAACAAAGAAGAGAATTTGCTTCTTAAACGATTTACAAACTTAGAAAACTTTACTTCATCGCGAGTAATTTCTGTTGATCTTCCTACATTAAATGTCTGCTCAGCTTCTAATCTTGATCCAGGCACATTTAATGCGCGATATAATTTCTTTTGAAAATAATTTACATCGGTCATCTCACCTAGGTTCTGACCCCCGGGAAGAGTAGTAATTTCTGTACCTTTATTACCTTCGCGTCTTGGCAGCCAGTAATCTTCAAGCATTGTCATAAACTTACGGTCGTCTCTTATTTCACCTGTCTGTGAATCGTAAACGACTCTATTCTTATGACGTATCATCATGTCACGTAGGTACTGCTCGGCCTTCATCTTTGGCAAGTTACCGACGTCGATATAAAATATTCTACGCTCAGGCGCTCTAGATATTCTATAAATTACTGTAGCGTCTTCTAAAGTTCTAAGCTGGTTAAGAACTTTTATTGCTTTATGCAGATGCGATAAAACTATAGTATTATTTGTATCCATTAGGCCGGATGTAATATGAATAATACTATCTTTAGCAATTCTTATACCACCAGTCATTCCTTGATTGCCAAGGTTACTATTACCGGCATTGTAATATCCTTTTTCACTATAAAGAAAATACTCTGCAGCCTTTTCTGTAAGTGTTGCTCCAGTAACTTGATCTTTTTTCTTTTTAATCTCTTTTATTTTTCTAATTTTTCTAGGATCAATATATCTTAATTCTTTAAGTCCAAGTTCAGGCTTTTTATCATCTATGATAGCATGATAGTAAAGGCGTCCATCAACATAATATCTTCTAAAAATATCAAAGGCTTGATTATCAAAATTTAAAAGCTTTTTAATATTTTCAAATTCTTCAATAATAAGTTTTTTTATGTTAGGTGAAGTATTTGTCTTGTCTAGATTAAGTGAAACAGTTTCTACTTCTGGTTCACTTACAATTGCTTCATTAACTATGTCATCTACAGCCTGATCAACTTCAGGCTGGTTAGTCATATCTCTATACTTTGTTACTAGTTCTGCTTCTGTCTTAGCTGATCCTTCTAGATCAACATAGGTGCCATATACACCACCAGCAGCAACAATTACAGCACCGTCATCTTCCTGTGGCGGTGCGAACGATTGTGGTTCAGGTTCTTTATCTTGGCGTTTTATTTCAAATCCGAATAATCTCATTTAAACCTCAATAGGAAAAGCGGGCCTCGAGGGCCCGCTATCATTAATATTAAGCGCCACCGGCGTTGCCAGTTACTCCACCAGTAACCTCCCACCAGTCGTACTGGAAGGTAACTGTAAACTCTTCAATAGTATCTGTTGCATTCCAATCTAAATCAATGGTTGACACCACTTGTGGGAAGATACCGTTGAAGGTGTAAGTTCTAATAGGCACACCTGTTTTTGAATACTGAACAACTTGAGCGTTTGCTTTATAAAGCGATGGGGATGCAGCACCAAATGTGCGCAGATTACCTCTAAGGGAGTTAATCTGATTTGACCACTGCTCCATAGCGTTACGAATTAAAAAGTCCTCGTCGTTAATAACGGTGACTGTCCAATCGGCAAACGTTCTGTCTCCAGCTAATTTAATTTTGCGTCCGAAGTAAGGCACTTCTATAACGCCCAGATCGGAAGAAGGAATCTGAGCTGTTCTAACTAGAAAAGGAACCTTAATATCTGCAACACTGTTAGCGGGGTTTTGAATCGTAACTTGGAAGAGCGTGTTACGAGCTCCTCCAAGTGTTAATTGACTTCTAATTTCGTTTACATTGAAAGCCATTTAGTGTCTCCTTGTCTGTTGTTATTTATTAAAACTGTCCAACAATCTCGGAGAACTCAACACCAGTTCTAACTGCCACGAAGTTCAATTGAATATAGTTGATTGAGCGAGCTGGCTTAATGTAAATGTCTCCAACAAACTCGTTACGATCAATAACTTCTGGGGTGTTATTTGTTTCATCGCAAACTACTCTAAAGTCGTAAATACCTCTTCGACCTTGCACATCCCTTAGGAAAGGCTCTACTAAGTTTTTAAACTGTGCACGAGTAAACTCGTCGTTAAATTCAAACAGTGTAAATTTAGCTGCTGTAGCAATTGCTTTCTCAAGCACAATAAACAATCTGCGAACGTTAATTCTATCGAATGCAGAAGGCTTGGTAAGCAGAGTCTTGTCACCAAACAGCAATGTGCCTTGACCTGGGAATGTTACTACAGGGTTAACGCCATTCTTATAGAGAAGGTCTCTGTCTGCCTTGCTTGGATTAAAAGCAAGCTTTACAGAATTTTTAATTACACCTCTATTGAATCCTGCTGGAGAGAACCAAGGATCTCTTGTATCATCTGTTCTCACGCATAAGCCAGCTACATCACCGTTTAATGGAATGTACCTGTAGACATCATTGTATTTGTCATATTGATACTTGTATCCGGAATCAAGCACGGCATACGATGTTGAAGAAAGACTGTTACGATACGAGACGGTATCTTGAGATTCCTGCTTAGAAGAATTAAGAACAGAGTCTGCTCTATCTGGAGAAATGAAAGCCACGCAATCTTTTCTCTTTTCAGCAACGTTGTCAATAATGTATTGTGCGAGCTGGGCACTATTTGTACCGCCTCTTGCTTTACCTTGAAGAACTAAAGAGATATCTACATCTTCTGCTGACTCAAACATATCGTAGCCAGCCTGAAGAATATTCATTGGAACATTCTCTTCGTTGAGTCCATCGGAACCTCCGGTTAAGGAGAGGGTTAATGGAACTGTATTTGCTAAAGAGGCCATATTAACAGCTGTATTGGATCCACCAGTTGCCCTATCGTTAGCAAAGTATACAAATTGTGAGCTTTGATTAATTACATTTTTAACATAATTAGTAGCACCGTCTTCTAATTTTGCGTCTGTTGCTCTAGAAAGTCCTTGATATACTTCTAAAACAGTTCCAGGCACACCAGAGATAAGACCGTCTTGATCTGCTACGACAACGTGAACTTCATCCACTGCACTAGAGTTACCAAAATTCTTTGTGTAGTTAGAAGTACCAGGTGTTGAATCAACACTAAATGCATACTCCCAATGACGCTTTAAATAACCGCTAGCTACGGTAGCATTGTTTGAAGTTACAACATCTCCAAACGATGTTAATGTATAGTTAGATTCAGTATTAATATTAAAGTAAGCGTGGGTAGAGTTTGTCGATACAGAACCTATAGATGTAATTCTTAAGTACTGAGTACCAATTGTTGAGTTACCAAGCTCAATTAAATCTCCAACGGTAAGAAATCCGTTAAGAGTTGTAGCTCTTGTGTTGGCTTCTGTTACTGTTCCAGAAGAAGAATTAGCTATCTTTAAGATGTGGCTGTTTGAGCCTGTTGTAGCAACGATGCAAGTAAGTTCACCATTTGCTGATAGATTTGCATTACCACCGGTAATTAATGTGTTAGAAAAATATGCGGTTGCGGTATCGCAAACTGAAACTTTTAAAGAGTTACCAATTAAGCCTGGATAGCGTGCAACGTATTTTGCAGCTGACTCTCCTACTAGAGCAGAAATAACGGCTGTCTCATCGATTGCATCATCGTTTTTTACAATAAGATTGGCTACGTTACTAACTGCACCTACTGCACCATAGGCGGTTAATACGCCGTTTGTACCAGATGAATCAGTAGTATTGGCTGTTCTTACGACATAAAGTTTGTTACCGTAAGAAAGAAAATTGGCGGCAGTAAAGAATGTTTCTGCATTGTGATTTGTTGGCTTACCAAAGCGTGCAGCTAGGTTAGCTTCAGAATCAACCAGAACACGTTTGTCCACTGGTCCCCAGCGAAAGACGCCAGCAATAGCGCCCTCGGTAGTTGAGACTGCAGGGACTACCGTGGTCAAGTCGATCTCAGAAACATTTACTCCTGGACTTACTTGAAATGGCATTTTGATCTCCCTCAAAAGGTTTTATTTAGCACAAAGCTTATTGTTATTTATAAATCTAAAACACTTAATTTCTCATCCACTGTTCGAATGACATGTTTTCTAAATCTACTATTTTTTCTTCTTGGACGACATATTCGTCTCGACCGTCTTCTTTAATACCAAAAGGAAGTAAATTATCTTCTAGTCTCTTCTCATTCTCCATAGAAAGACGTTTGCGGAAATCAAGGCTGGTTAATTCCTTGAAATAATTATGATCAGACATCCAGCTAAAAAGCACACAGCACATTACCAAATCATCGTTACCTTCTTCGGCTTCGAAGGATGTACCTTTATGTATGAATCTGAACATTTCCTGAATGGTATCATAATCGTGAATAATTAATTTGTCATTTTCAATTAAAGATTTAAAATTACTACATCCTAGTTTTTTAACTGATGTTGTGGTTCTAACTCCTGCATGTGACGATGTTCCAAATCCTGCAGATATTTTAATACCGGTGATGTTAGTGCCAGCTGTAAAAAGCATGTTATCGTATTCTAAATCCTGATATAATATGTCGGCTACCTGCTGTCCTACATCATTAGTTTCTACTAATACAAAAGCATTATTATAGTGCTTTGCTACTTGAATAATAATATTAGGGTATAAAACTGGATCTATTAAATTATCTCTATATGATGCTACATCTTTATATGGGAGCTCGGTTGCATCAAATACCTTAAACGCAGAATAGTCCCCCTCTTTTCCTCTCGCCGTATCGACCACTATAAAATATACATGTCCTTCTTCCGGTTCAAAATATACCTTTAAATGCTTATCAGACTTTATTGGGTTAGAATAAGAGAGCATTCTTAGCTTGGTACCAGATATTAAAGTTGAAGTAGAGCCTAAAAACTCACATTCAAATTCTTCTCTAAACTGTTCTTCAGAAGTATTGCGAATAGTTTCTTGTTTCCACTTCTCATTTCGTCCTGGAACTTGGCTCCAATGTACGTCAATTCTTTTATAATCATTTCTTCCGTCTTCACTATCTTTCCAAATTTTATAAAATAAGTTTAATCCTTTTGGTGTAGAGGTAATTAATACTTTAGTTGTTTTACCAGAAGAAATAGTAGGATAGACAGAAGCAAAGAAGTCTTCTTGTATGTGATTTGGTACGAATGCAAACTCATCTAAGTAAACTAAGTTCTGAGAAGTTCCTCGAATAGCACTAGAAGCGGTAGAGCTTGCTATAATCCTTGATCCGTTTTCTAATTCAACAGAACCTTCATTCCATTTAATAATTCCTTGCTGAAGCCATTTAGGTAAAGCTTCGTAGGCCATCTGAATTCTACCCAGAATTTCTCTAGCTTGTTCGGCCTTATGAGCTAAGATAGCTACGGAATAGTTTTCATTGAAGATAACACTATGAAGAATAAATGCTGCGATAGTGGTTGTTTTACCAACCTGTCTAGGCATTTTACATATGAGAAATCGCTCTTGTGATGCTGTGCGAACGATATCGGCCTGATAGTCGTACAGCTGTAACGGTATAAAACCTAAATCAACGTTAACTATTTTAACATATGTCTCTATAAAATGAACAGGGTCTTTAGAGCACTTTAAAAACTCTTGAACTAGCTCTTTAGTCCATTCTACTTGTACATCGTTGCGTTTTAGGTTTTTATTACCAAGATAGATATCACTCTTTTGTACCATTATTTTTAATTAATTTTTGTAATTCAGCTGTGCTACCAACAAATAAATTATTGTTTATTGTAGTAGGAGATTTCTCTCCTTCTAGTTCTTTTCTTCTTTTTGAAAGTTCAAGAAGATCTTTATTTGCTGCAGCGAGAGAATTGATTATAGTAGCAGCTACTTCAAAGCTGCGTGGATGTTGAGACATTCCTGCAACGTCAAGAATGCCATCGAGAGCTTCATTGCCCTTCTCAATAATGTTTATTAGATTGCCTCTTGCATACTCAAAGTCTGTTTTTATCTCGTCATTATCAACTTTGATCTTTTCTGCTTCAACTATCTCTATAGGGGCAAGATCTAGTGCTTGACTTATGGTATCACTCTTCTTTAATTGATTCATAATTAATTACGTATCCATAATTGCTGTTGGCTGTTATCTGTGATCTATTTATAGTGTCGTTAGCACTATTAGTAGGACTACCATTTGCAAGTTGACCTGGATATATTGTTACGTTTTCATGATCAGTATTAGTATTAAAGGAAGAAAAGAAGTTTGTATTTGCAAGAGTAATAGCTTCTGATTTTCTGATAGGTCCAAATATATAACCTTTCATTGTGAAATCAAGTGTCCAAACTAACGCTCTTCTCTCGGCATAACTACCTTCGTAAATATCTTCAGATGTAACGTTTATTAAAGTAGTAGGAATATCTAATTTAACATCTAGTTCCGGAATTAAATTAACTGTAGCTGTCCATTCTGGAGTAAAAAAAGGTAAAATTTGCTCTAATATTCTTGTACCGTCTTCAGTATTTTTTACAGCAATATAAAGAGAGAAGTTTAAATCGTATGGTACAGGATTGTAAGCATACTTGAGTTGATTTTTATCTAAACTGTCTTGCTTAATAAAGCCTTTTTTTACAGTAGATAATTTTCTTGTAGGGGCGTAATTTAAAGAAGTTAGCTCAAAGCTTATTCTAGGAAGAATTACTGAGAAGGGCTTTTTTAGATTGGGGTCCTGTACATTGCGAGTAATTAATTTGTCTTTTGGTGCGTATGTAATTGGTATCTTTATTGAAGAAATATGATCACCATCAGCATCATCTCTATTAATATAAAGATCATTAAATAATGTACCGAAAAGTATAACGTATTTACGTAGATGTCCGTGATAGAACGTTTGACCGAACATTAAATTGCTCCAGTACTAAATGGATCTATTTCTGAAAAGTCAACAAATGCGTCGGACTCTGCTTGTATTTCATTATTGTCAGCGATAGGATCGACGGTATCCAATTCCCACTCTAGAGACAACTTATAGCCATCCTCATCTGTTAAAGAGAAGTAGTTTTTATCTTCTGTATAAAGAGCGTATGACGATGTAATAAAGCTGTATCTGGCCATGAGATCGTCAACTTCGTACAGCCCTGTTTGAAGCAGCTCCCCGCTGTATTCAAACAGTTCGCATTGTAAATCATATGTCTGTATAGAGCCTAACTGATAGAAGATTGCTTCATGCTCAACAAACTTAACTTGGTATAGTTTTTGATTAATTGGGAAGTAAATTAAATCACCTTCTTGAGGTCTCGTTGTCGCCTCTACTGCAGCTATCTCATTATCATAAACTTTCTTAGCAATAGTAAATGTAATTTTGTCTCTTATTTCTAAATTAAACTTACTAAGAAACTCGCCTTCTCCTTCAAACCCTTCCACGTTTTTAATGTAAAGCTCAACATTATAAAATGCTTTATATTCTGAAGAGGGATCTTCACCGTATATTTCATCTTTAGCCTTTAATGCACGGGGCATGTAGTACATGTCCTGACCATACATTCTAATAGACTCAACAACAAGGTCTTCTATAAGAAGCTGTTCTTGACTATTAGTATAGTTATTAAAGAAGAAATTAGTTGTCATTATCCTAAAACACTAGTTATTATAGTGATGTATTAAACCTGTAGAGATATGTGCCGCTTGCAGGAACTCCCATATAGAAATTAGATCCATCAGCACTAAAACATATACCGCCTTGTCCGGCTGTTCGATATCCCGACGATTGACTGCCTCCAGTATCGAGAGTATAGTTTAATGTTCCGGTAGAAGGGTTCCAGGGAGTAGAAAGACCATACTCTAAAATAACGTTATTTCCAGAAACAAGTCCCTGACTAACAAAAAGTTTGTCACCAGAGGAACTAAATGTAAGATTCCATGCGTTCCATGCTGTAGGAAGATTTAATGTTGTCCCTGAATTAAAGACAGCAGTGTCTATTTCCCAAGCTGTACCTAGGTCATACCTGTGAACGTTTTTGTTACCGCCAGCGTTACCTATAATAAATAACTTTGTCCCATCAGGAGAGATGTGCATACCAAAAGGAAAATTTTGTACTGATTGAACACTTAATTCTTTCACCCCTGATGTATTAATGTATCCATCGTCACCAATTTGCCATGCAGTATATAATGGTCGCTGAGTGATTTTTTTAGTAGAATAATTTACATCATATAAAATTGTACCGTCAGGTTTAAAGAAGACTCCCGATACACCTGATCCTGCACTAAACACTCTTGTTTGTGTTAAGGTAGTGATGCTGTATGCAGGACTTAGGGCGTACTGATATATTACTGATGATTGAGTGGAATAAAACTTAGTACCATCGCTGGAGATAAAAATATCTCCAAACGTGTCAGACTCAAATGTTCCGTTATGTTCCTGCAGCAGTGGTGCTGGTGCATTATTGCTGGGATATCTCAGGCTATAAGGTGTATTTGCAATTATAGTAAAATATAACGTTCTATCAGCAAATCTATTTGTACTAGCAGCTGTAGCTCTAATAATAACCGATGTATTATTTTGCCCCGTGTTTGGTGTGCCTGTAATATCTGAACCTGAAATTGAGACGTTAGCTGGTAATGAGCCAGATTGAATAGTGTATGTTATTGACTTTCCAGCCGCGCTATTTGCTTCTAGTGCTATAGTGTTAGCAGCTCCTGTATTAAAAGAATAAGCAGCTCCGTTTGCTGGTGAGGACCAGGTGACTGTATCTTTAGTATAGGTAACACTAAATGTTCTAGTAGTTTCTTGATTTTGTGCGTCAATAGCATCAACATAAAATGTATATGTTGTAGTAGGGTCCGTGGCAGGGATTGTGCCTGATAGAAGTCCGTTAGACGCTAAAGTAAGCCCGGCAGGAATAGTATTGCCCGCGGATACGCTAAAAGTAACATTGCCGTCACCTGATGCTTGAAGAGTTACTGAAAAAGAATTAGCTTCATATGGTGATCCTAATGTGCCTGCGGATGTTGTCCAGGTAGGGGTACCAGAATACAAAAGACCAGGAACAGCAATAGCCGTTCCTCCATCAGCGTTAACAACATAGAGTGAGACAACACCGGCTGAGCCTGCTGGAGTCGTAAAGGAAAGAGCTGTTGCATTAATGTAGCTAACAACACCAGCTTGATTACCATTAATATAAACAGTGCTGCTTGCTGTAAAATTTGCTCCGTTAATTACAACAGTCTGTCCTCCAGCAGGGTCAGCTGCAGTATCATCACCTGGATAATCTAATGAAGTAATCTTAGGAGGTACCCCGGCTGCGCTTACAATAGCAGTTGTAACTTCTGCTGCAAGACTTTCTGTTCTAATTTGCGTAAGTGACATTTTTCTTCCTTATCCTATCATGTCGTATACTGGAAGGCTATAGTTGTTTATCATTGCTTCTTCTAGCTTATCTATTTGAGCTTTGGCATCGTCTAATATTTTTTCACCGTTAAACTGTACACCTCCTGGGAGCTGCATACCTATGAATTTCGTAAGGTTAGTACCCCATTGATATTTAATCTTAGCTGTTGCGTATTCTTGTAACCAGCGATCACCCCATGCGTCAGTAAAAATATCAGGATTAACAACCTCATATGCTTCTACTAAAAGATGATCGCCAACTTTCATTTTAGACCAGTCCATATCTACATAGAGTCTGTTTCTGTGTCTGTTATATCTGATAGGCTGCTGGCCAACTAATATTTCCTGTATTAGCGCAAGGTGCTGCATAACCATATAATATGGAACCATTGATACTGATGTAAGTGTATACAGGTCGTTTAGAGCGATCTGATAGCGAATACTAAACATGTCATTAGTTCCAACCGTTGGATCGCCAATTGGGAACACTCTTACTGCACCAATAATATTATCTGGTAGGATAATTGCGCCATCACCAACAGTCACTGCAAGGTTAGCCCCGCTTCCAGTATTGTTTGAAA